ACTTATATACTCTAAACTTGTTAAGTCTTTTTATTGTTTTGCTAATATTATATTGTTGTTAGTTTTCTCTGAATACTTTTGACAAGCGTTATATAGTCTGTTTTGACAAGACTTTTTGACAAGACTTTATTTACGAGTGATAATACATAACAGTCATTAAAATACTTTAAATTATCTTTACTTGCAATTATATCATCTGTATATCTGTTGATTAAACTAATCAAAAATTTAATCTCATCATCATTAAATCTGTTGATTATCGCTTTCATTTTAAATCTCCTTTCTGTTTGCTAATACAAGTATAGCATAAAAAAACATTAAAAGCAAATAAAAAAACTATCTTTTGTCTATCTAACATTTACAATGTTATTTTGTTAATAATTCAGTATTCGCTTTAAAACTACCTTTTGATACATTATTAACTAAAAATTATCTGTTAATAACTATCTATAATATCTTTATGTTATACTATACTATTATTACATTATCATACTATACATTATAAAAAAACAAATACAATAACATTTTTAATTATTGCTTATAATAGACGAAATAGTTAATAGTCATACTATGTCGAGATAGTTAATAGTGCAGTCGCTTTTTTATGCAATATCACTCATTTATTGCTGTATAAAGCGATAATATACTATTATCACTCTAATCAATTTATCTAACTTCTTTATTTATCAATAGTTATGACTATAGGGTCTTAATTAGCAAACAGAAAAAATCGCTATATAAGTAGCTCTATTGTCGTCCTATCTCGTCCTAACCTATGTCTAAGTCGCCCTATCTATGCTCTAAGTCGCTGTATCTCACAGCTCCAAAACACTCTTTCTAACGCTGGAAATCATCAATTTTCCAGCTAAGTCCTTTTACAATAAGGACTTAACCTGAAATTCGCTATATATTATGACATTTACTGACTTAATCGTGCATTTATTATACAGTAATCGTGTATACTATCCTATAAAATGAAACATTTCTATCAGAAAAACTATACATTTTTTCTGACAACAATATAGGGTTACTATTATAGATAAGATTATCACTATCTATGATAACTACTACGAAATGTAAATAATGGTTTCGATTATTAAAATAAATGCTCTATTTCTTCAATTATGGCTATCGGTATTGAAGTGAGTTTATTAAGAATATTATCACTATGGTATACGCTACAATAAAGAGTGGAACTGACCCGAAGGGTCAAAAGTAGCTACTTTGATACAGTAGAGAGTAGAGTGGTGGCGTAGCCAAAAATTTTTTTGAAAAAGACCCTTGTCTTACTTGACACTGCTCTACTCTATGTGATATACTTATAGTAGAGCAGATGATGATAAAAGAGGGTGAGAACGTTGGTGTATGTCCAATAGAAAACTATTACTATTCCCTAACTGCTCTTAACAAAAGAATAGTGATAATATGCAGATACTAAAAATATTGTTAATATGGGTAGCAAGTATTTTAACAGCTTTATGCCCTGTATTAGTTGTCTTTTGGATTCCTGTGCTGATATGGGCTGTAAGTAAACCTTATAGGTAATATATGAGAGATGGAAAAAACAAATTTTATAGAGCTTTAAAACTTGATAAAACTACATGGAATGCTATTAAGCTATTTCGTAAGATTAAATATCTTGCTTTGAGGTCTATTCCAAATAAACGCAAGAGAAAGTAATATGTCTATACATCCTTCCTTTAAAAGCAATAATAATGACCATAGAACAGTGCGTAAGCGTTGGGAGAGATTTAAAACTCTTCGTGAGAAAGGCAAATCTTTCCCATCTCTTTTCGCTCTACCTAAAGAGAAGATAATCAAATACAAATTCAAGAAAGAAAAGAAAGAGGAGAAATCATTAACTCCGACTTCTCCAATTGAGGAGAATAAAGAAGAATGAGAAAAACCAAGTATTTACAAAGCCGATTGGGATTATATAAATCCCCATTTGACAAGAGAGACTATTTGGTAACAACACTTGTTAGTGATATTATAGATAAATTGCCAAGTAAAATAGATTATACTGCTGAAATGTCTGAAGTTAGAAATCAAGGCGGAGAAGGGGCATGTGCAGGTTTTGCAGGAACAGCAATTAAAGAGTGGATGGAATTTCATGATTATGATAGATATATAGATTTATCAGAACGTTTTTTATATGAAGAAGCGAAAAAAATCAGCGGACATAAAGAAGGAACTACTTTAAAAGCTGTCGCTAAAGTATTAGTTGATAAAGGAATTTGTGAAGAAAAATTTTGGCCTTATGAAGCAAACAAGCCAAGACAAGCATATTCAGGAGCTTATCATAACGCTTTAAAGTATAAGATAGAACCTGTATATGTTAGAATTACAAATGAAAAGGAACTGAAAGCTTCATTAGTAAAATTTGGGCCTCTTCATATTGGAGTTTTAGTATATAGAAATTGGTATAGACAGAAAAATGGTCATATCCCTGACGCTAATTGGTGTGAGAGAATTCAAGGGTATCTTGGAGGACATGCTATAGCTCTTGTAGGTTATGATGATGAAACAAAATTATATAAGTTCAAAAATTCTTGGGGAACAGGTTGGGGTCAAAATGGATATGGTTTTCTTTCATACAAGGAAATGCGTCGCACATTAATGGATGCTATCCAAATGATAGACATTGATGACCCTGAAGAATTTAAGAATACTATTATACTTCGAGTTGCGAATCTTACTTTAAGAAAGAGAAGAAAACTTAGAAAAAAAGGTTTAGTGTAATATGCACGAAAGAAAAATCGAATGGACTGAAAGCATACATCAGAAGCTTCAATTTGGTGATATTGTCTTTATTGATGGAAGGTCTTCATGGAATATATTAGGTCGAGCCATTAGAATTGTAGAAAATGGAGGCAAACATCCAGAAGACCGTTTCGTGCCCAATCATATAGGTATAGTTATTGAAACTCATAACGACATAAATGAATGTAAAATAATTCAATCTGCTTTTACGGGTGTAAAAATTAAGCCATTAAGATTATGGGCAAAACATCCGAAAGCAAATATTGTTATCAAAAGGTATCGAGGAGCTTTTGAACATTGGAAACGTGTCAGAATGGAACGTTGGCTATTGAAGCAAGATGGACATCCTTATGATTGGGGACAAGCATTTGCTATTCTCGGTAGATACTTTTTACTTGAACTCATAGAAAACCCCAGACTTAAATATTTTATCAAAAGAATTTGGCAAAATCCTTGGGATAGCAAGATAAAGTTTATTTGTTCAGAATTAGTGCATTTGGCTTATTTGTATCATGTTGAATCTCTCTGGTCAGCAACGACTCCAGGATTTGTAACTCCTTGGGATTTATATAGAAGCAAGAAATTACGCACTATTGTAAAAATTTTAAATTGTTCGTATAGTAAGACTAAGTAGATAGGTCGACCAAATCTCACAATTGGAGGAATAGCATGCTTGATAAATTAAAAGAATTTCTTCGAGAGTTATTTTCCAGAGAAATGCTCGAAAAAATTATAGGTTATCTCGAAAAAGCCGTCGAGTATATAGGAAAAGCGATTGAATATATAAGACAGTTTATAGAGTGGCTTTATGAAGAAGTTAAAGGAATTTTTGGAAAAATTTTCAGATAAAAGTTGAAAATTCACGTAACTTATGATAATAAGAGGGGTTAGGTAAAACTAACTCCTCTTATTTTTTTTGAAAAAGACTCTTGTCTTACTTGACAGTGCCTATACTTATATGATATACTTATAGTAGAGGTGAATCTATGTCTAAAACTATCTTTTTTTTGTTTAACATTTATCTAACTCTTTATAAATAAATAAGTTAACCACTCTATTGAGTGGTTTTTTCAGATTCACTAACTGTAACCTCTTTATTGGTAAGGAATTATATGAACGAAAAAAATAACATATCTAAAGCAGGAAGCTATGAATTTGAAGGTATAGGATTAAATAGAGGAGAGAAATTTAAAGGCAAAAAAAGATTTGAGCAATATAAAGAAAAATATCACATAGAATCTCTTGCCGATTTAACTCTCTTGTCTGAATTAGTATTCAGGGAAATGCTACAAGAGAGATATAAGAAGAAAATAGAAAAAATAGAAACAGACTATAAAAAAGCGAGAGCTAAAGGGTCAGATAAAAAAACAGATGTAGCTCCTAAATCCCTTACCTATGCTCTCGACCAGAATTTACAACAAATATTGACATTAAGGGAAAAATTAGGTTTATTTGAAGACAAGAACGTAGATGATGCTTTCAATCATATACAAATTCTCAAGAGAAAGTTTCAGAAATGGTTAGACGAAAATTCAGCATCTCGAACATTTCCGTGTCCACATTGTTCAAAACTTATTATGTTACGTATTAAAAGTGATGTTTATGAGGCACAGAAACATACTTTCTTCAAAGACAGATTTTTGGCGAATGAAGCCCTTTGGAAATTATATAAAGAGGGGAAACTCACGAAGAAAGAAGTTGCGGATGTGCTTGGCACTCCTATCGATTACATTACTTGGTTAGAGAAAAAGATTTTTCCAGAAGAGTAATCCTTCCAGTAGTTTCTGATTAATTCCCTATAAACAAGGAAAATATGGTTTTAGAAAAAATCAATGAAGAAAATTTGTCTTTCATGAAAGCATGGCATAATCCAGTATGTCTGATTGAATGTCTTTTTTCTAATTTTGATAATATTTCTGAATTTCGTGAAGATGTATTTGGGCGATTAAGAAATTATCAATTACCAATGATTTCATTTGAATCATTAATTGATTTCGAAGGAATCGCAAAACATTACAGTCTTTCTAAAAAACAAGAATTTCGATTAAGAAAAAATGTAGCAGATGTATATAATTTTGGTGGCCGTAAATATGGAAAGACACTGTGCACGGAGAAGTTAGATGTTCCTCTATCTATGCTTCATGACGATGGTTATCCTTGTGGATTCACCTCTATGGACTTAATTCATTTACGTGGAGTATTAGACTTTATAAAACACGGGATAGATAAGCATCCTATTCTTAAACAATGGAGACAGGGACAGATTAGAACTTATCCTAATTATCATATAGAAGCAAAGAATGGATGGATGCTTGACGGCGTAAATATGAATCTGAAAGCCAAAAAAGACCCAGGCGACCAGTTCTTTCAAAAGCACTTTAAGAAACTCTGGGGTGAAGAAATGAGTTTTGAAACAGAGGAAGTTTTTAATAAACGAAAAGAATCTGCTTCAGAGCTTGGAGTCATAGAACGATTTGCAGGTATGACTAATTTTACAAAATATATGCCTGCTGGGCAGATGTTCTATGATTTAAAAAATCGAGGCAAAGTTATTAATCTTCCTCAATATGTCAATCCTCATTGGGACAAAGAAGAAAAAAAAGACAGAGTAGAGCATTACGGTGGAGAAGATTCTATTGATTATCGTATTTTTGTAGAGGGCGAGATAGTTGAAGAAGGTGTCTCGGAATTCGATATGGATAGAGTTCGAGAATGTTACATTGAAAAAAAGGACATCAAGCGATTTGAGATTCCTAAAACAAGATATAAGAGATTTAGAGACTTGATAGTTGTAGAGAGACCAAAAAACGCTAATCAGATTTTTGTATGTGCTGATGTTGGAGATGGTGCAGGCGGAACTGAAATTATTGTAATATCAGAAGTAAAAGAAATATACAATTATTTATATAATATTACTCTTTATAATCTAAAGCATGATGAACAACTTGAAATTTTTAAATATATCATAGATAGCGTTCAAGCTAATATTATAGGGGTAGAATGTGGAGAAGCTCTTGGAAGAACGCTCGCAGATGATTTTGAAAAAATTTATGGAGTAAAACACGTTATTCGTTATGCAGGCACAATGAAAGTTAATGTTGGTTTTGAAAAAGATGAAGAAGATAATATAGTTTTCAAAAACGGAAAACCTGTTTATAAAACTGAATATATGTCAGAGTGGTCTGTGAGAAGATTAAAAAAACTTCTCTATGATAAAAAATTCAGAATTCCTCTTGACTATAGATTCGATAAACAACTCAATGCCGTTATCTCTAAAATATCTGGAACACGAAAGATGTATATATGTCCAAGTGGTATAGGAGACCATTTATTTGACGCTTTTCGTGTGTTGGCAATAATAATTTGGAAAATCAGAGATTTTGAAGACATCCCTCCCACAAATTCGAGTTGGGGATTGGGAACAGACTTTTAAAAGGAGACAAAGTATGGATACTTCTTTATATCTTAATTATGTATTATCAATGATGTTAAAGAAAATCACTGTGCCCAGTGATTATCACAATCAAGTAAAAGTTGTGAGAACAATGCAAGAAGATGATGTCTCTGGGTTGGTTGATTCTTTGACAGATTTTGCGGTAAATACTGCTTGTGTGGACTTTAATATTGAAACAGATAATGAAAGATTTACCAAAATATTAGAGGAGTGGTTATTTGTTCTTAATAAAGGGTATAATGGTAAAACTCCTGTAGGAATCAAGCCTTTAGCAAAAGAATATTTTAAAGAACGATGGAAATATTCTTCCTTTCCAGTTCTTCGAGTCTCTAAATGGGAATCTACTAAGAATGGAATTATTCTTCCTACAAAGATGTTTTTTGTGGATGGAGAGAGTATTCACGCTAAAGATGTGAAAGATGATGACGTATTGACTATTGGAAGCTATGATTATTATTTAGGGAAGAGTATGGAGACTAAAATGGATAATGGTTATATCTTCTCTCGACCTTATGGGAGATGGTTTGATAAATACCCTACTCCATATCTAATAAAGAGAGGCGTTTATCACAACTGGAAAATTATACAATCTCTAAAAAACAAAGAGATAGAATTGCTTGAACAGGTAATTCCTTATATGAGATTGATTAAAAAGGGTTCAGCAGAATTAGCAAGAAATAATATCAAAATTTATAGTGATGAAGAATTACTACAAGTTAAAAAACAATTCCAAGATTTAATGAATGATTTGAAAACTACAAAGATAGGAGAAAAAAATGTAAAATCTCCTATGAGAGTTACTCAATTTGATGAAACGATTGAAGATGTAATTCCAGATTTGGCAAAATTATTTAATAGAGATTTATTTGTAGTAGCAGAAAAGAATATACTTGCAGGACTTGGATTTATAGATGTAGTAGAAGCAGTTTCGACATCAAGAAGAGAAAGTGTCCTAAATCCAAGAGTATTTATAGAAGAAGTAAAAACTGGTGTAGAAGATTTTAAACAGATTCTAAAACAATTAGTGCTTCTAATCATAGAAAAAAACAAAAGTCACATAAAATATATGAATGGTAATTTCTATATAAGTTCTTCTCCCGTTAAAGGGTTTATGACTGAAGATTTCAAAACTCTTATTCGTTCTCTTTATGATAGAGGTAGAATATCATCTCAAACGGCAGTAGAATTGATTGCTGAAGTTGATTTCAAAACAGAGGTTCATAGAAGAGAGAAGGAAGAGGCGGAAGGCATTAGCGAAAAATTATATCCTCCTGTGAGAGAAAATCGAGAAGGTCAAGGGATAGATTTACCTGCCGATTTAGATACAGAAGAAGATGAAATTCCTGATGATAAGAAAGGCCCAGAAAAGAAAAATTATGATATTGGAAAAATGGAAGCATTTGCAAAATGCAAAAAATGCGGAAATATTTTTGATATGCTTACTGAAACTGAAGCAGGAATGGGCTGGGTTAAATGTCCTAAATGTGGAAAAGCTGTAACTCAAATAGATTTAATCAAAAGCAAAAATCCTGATTTAATAACGGCTCCTTATACTTTAAAAAATTACCCTGCACAATTAAAAAGTCTCCCAGTAGGGGCAAGAAGAATATGGATAAAAACTTTTAATGCTGTTTATAGAGAAACTAAAGATGAAAACAAAGCAAGACAAAGTGCTTGGAGGAATGTTAAACTTAAATATAAGAAAAGTGGTAAGAAGTGGATAAGAAAAAAGAGTTTAACTAAAGCCCAAATAGTAGAAATAATTGAAGAGATAGAAAAGGCAGAAATAGAACAAGCTTTTGACAAAAAGAATAAGAGAGGATAATATGAGTATAATTCAAAAAATTATAAATTTTTTCATAGAGGGGGGGGGGGGCAGTAGGTAGAACAGATTGGAAGAAAGCCCCATTAACAGATTATATATTTCATGATGTAACTGAAAATGAAGCTGGAGAAGAAACAGGAGAAACTTATAATTATTATAGATATGTTCATCCAAAAGGACAGACAATAATTATGAGAGAGAAGTCAGACCTTTCAGAATATAGATATGCTACAGGTGTTTGGGAAAATCGGACTGCATTAGAGTATAAAGTTTACTCTAAATTATAAAAGAGGAATAAAATGAAAGAATATAAATATGTATTTAATCCATACACAGGTAGACGACAAAAAATGTTAGATAACAGTTTTTTGACGAATTCTACTATTATATATGTAGATGGTTATAGAACTGACTCTTATACTGCTGATGGAAGTGAATATAAACCGTATAAAACTTATTTCGATGCAGTATCTTCTATAAACGATAACTCAATAACTAAAAGATATGTTATTAAAATTTTAGGTAAAACTGTTGAACCAGACTCTGATTTACCAATCAAAACATGCGTTTTTGTAGAAGGTTATCAAATGCAAAGTTCAGTAATAAAAGTCAGGCCAGGTAGAAGTTTAATATGGAACGCTCAAGATGGTAGCGGCCAAGAAGACGGGTATACTGGGTTTAAAAATATAACGATTAGTAGAACAGATTATTCTACTATTAATTTGATTAAAGTGTTAAGAACTATTATAACGCCTTTATCCAATTATTGTGTTTTTGAATTGTCTGGATGTAATATAAGAGGAGATGTTATATTTCATGGCAAAGGAATGGCAAGAGATTATTTCCAAGTATATGATACGGTATTTTTAGCGGGGAATTTAGATATAAAAAATACTTATGTTCTTTATCATGGAGTATCTACATGGGGAAATAGTTATATTACTGTAGATAATCCTGTATATGACTATAGTGGATATGGTAGTTATTATATAATAGAATCAAGTCAATTTTATGGAACTACAATTGCAAAGACAGTAGGAGCTACTGATGGTTTATATTTATCTTGTGTTGGGTCTTTTCTGCAAGGAGCTACTACAATTGAAAAATTTACAGATTCTTCTTTATACGCTGATTTTGATAGTATATCTTATCCTAACAGTTTAACTTTAATAGGGAATCCTATTTTATCTCATTTAACAGAAGGAGAGTCAATTAAGAACGATTCTTCAGTTGCAGGAGACACTATTAAAGAGGCTTTAGATAATTTAATATCCGATGTTTACACAAATACAATAGAATTGCAAGCAGACGGAGCAAACTTTGAAACAATAAATCACGGATTAGGGAAACAATTTGTTCAAGCTACTGTAATGTTTAAACCTTCTGCTGGAACTTATCAAGACCAGTGGATTAATGGAGAAGGTGTGTTTACTATTATTTATCACGATGCAAATAATATTAGACTTTATAATGATAGTGGAAGTGCAGTAGCTATTGGAAGAGCAAAAATAATAATTCAGAAATAGGAATGGATTATGAGAAATAGTTTAGCTGGAAAATTAAAATATTTACAAGAAAATAATACAAATTATTTATCTCGCACTTGGACAGATACAACAAGAATAGCACATCCATCTGAAAATGTGATGGGTTATAACACTGAAAGAAAAAGAATCGAATTTTATATTAAATCTGAGGATAAATGGTATTATAAATGGCAAAATGAGGTCGGTTCAATTCCCGATAATTTGCCTACAATATTTTTCGATAGCTTTGAAGATGAATGGTTTGTCGACAATACTTTTACAAAATTATTTGAAGATTTATTTGAGAATGAATGGTTTGCTGATAATATTTTTACACAATTATTTATAGATAATTTTGAAAATAATTGGTTTGTTAATAATGTGTTTGTATCTTTATTTATAGAAGACTTTGAAGATACGAGTTGGGACGAAACGTAATAATTGAGAGGCAAAAATGGGAAAATCAAATTGGAATATATCAGGTAACGGAGGACAAGCAGTCATAGATGTCGGAGGCTCAAAAAGATGTCAATTATCTGGCACTAAATATATGTTATGGAATGCTCGAAATAATTTGACTGATTGTGAAGTAGTTGCAACTATAAAACCCTGGACTAATGAAAACGGTGGCAGGCAAGTTGGTGCAATGATACTTCGTTCAGATGATTCTATTTACAATTACTATAAACTAATGATATATGCCTATACAAATTATAGAAAATATGCAATATATCGTATTGTTAATGGGGTTGCTACGTTATTAAGTCAGGTAATTTCTTATCAAGGTTATAATATTTATGTTAAGACAAGATTTAGAGTAGATGGATTTCAATTATCAGTAGAAGAATATATAAGTGGGACTTGGAATTTAATAACAACTGTTGAAGATACTGACCATAGCATTATTTCTGGATATGTAGGTATTGGCGGTAACAATTATAGCACAAGTTATTCGTTCTTGTTTGATGATGTTGAAATCAGCGAAAAATAATAAGGAATAAAATGTATGAAAACGATTTATTGCGACATTCACAATTTGAGTATTATTATTTATGGAAAAGACGAAGAGCATTTATTTGTAGATGATAATAGCGAAGAAACAATTATTTTTTATGACAATCAAAATAAAAAATATTTAAAAAGAACTGCAATAGGGAAATGTGATGAAAATTGTCCTACAATTAAAAAGATTTTTGCAGAAGATAATTTTTCGATAGAATTCTTTTTACATAATTTTGCTAAAGAATTTAATCCCATCGAAAGACTTGAACTTGCTAAAGAAGCACCAAGTTTTATTACTGAATTACAATATCGAAATTTTGCGGAAATCAAAACGATAAGAGACTATTTATATTCTCAACAAAAATTAATGGAAGAACAAGTAACGAAATTTAATAATTTATTTTTAGAACAAGGAATAAATTTAGAAAATTATTAATAAAAATTCTGAGGAGGAAGTAAAATGAATAATAGAATCACTAATGTAGATGCAATAGAGTTTTTAAAGGATTATGAACAACATTCAGAGACAGAAATTCTTGAAGAGGGTAAAGAAAAAGACGAACTTATAGAGATAGCTAAAGCAAAAGGTATAAATTTAAAAAACAATAAAGCTTTAGCAGGGTTTAAGACTATTTACACGTTTGCAGATAAAGCAAACAAAAATCGAACCCGTCTACCAAAAAAGGCATTACTCAAAGCTTTACCAAGTATGATTGGTAAACCAGTTGATATTGACCATCAAAGAAGGTATGTAATAGGTCATTATATTGATTATAGATATAAACAAAAGGAAGATATGGTTGTTGCCTATGGCGTATTTTATAAAGCTAATTTTGGCGAAGAGTGGGAAGAAGCTAAAAAGCTCTTCAAAGCCAAAAAACTGGCAACTTCTTATGAAATTTGGTGTCCGAAAAATAAAAAAAGAAAATTAAAAGATGGCACTTTTGAGTTACTTCAGCAAGAAATCGCAGGAGGAGCATTGCTTTTCAAAGAAGAACCTGCCTTTGAAGATGCTAAAGTGTTAGAATTAGCAAAGAAAAATTCTGAAGCAATAGAAGAGAATTTAATATTTGCCAAAAAATATGATGCCGAAGACATCATAACTTGCAATGGTGAAACGTGTTGGATTGGTGATGATATGACTACAAGTTCAGAAGAAACTCCTAAATCAGATAACACTATAACTACTCAAGTTTCTACAAAAATCAAATGCGAAAATTGTGGTGAAGAGTTTGAACCTAAATTATTGGGAGACATTAAATGTCCTAAATGTTTTGCTATTCTTGGTAAATCTGGTAAAATGATATATCCTCCTCAATTAATTGATTTTAAGGTGATGTGTCCAAGTTGTCATACCAGTAGTTGGAGATTATTACAAAAAACTGAAACGGGTGCAAAATTAAGATGTTTGCATTGTGCAAAAGAATACAAAGTTACTTGGGCTAAAAAGAAAGTGAATGAATTAGTTCAAAATATGAATTTTATATATATGGGTAGAACTACTTGTTTACAGTGCGGTAAAGTAAACGAGGTCGTAGGTTCATCCAAATTAAAGATAAAAACTGTAAAATGTAAGAGATGTGGTTTAGAATATTCGTATGATATTACTAAAGAATCATATAAACAAATAAGTAAAATAGAAGAGATAATTATCGCAGATAAGAAAGAAACTTCGGAAGAAGGAGGAAAAGAAATGAAAGATGAGAAAAAAGTTACGGCTTCTGAGAAAAAAGATGAAAAGAAAGAGCATGATTTCCTGAAAAGCTCTGAAGAAGAGAATAAGAAAGTTATTTCTGAACGAAAAGCTGAAGCTAAAAAGGAAGAAGCTAAGGCAGAAGAAAAGCCAACAGAAGCCAAAGCAGAACCTAAAGAAGAAAAAGTTGAAAAGCCGACAGTCGAAGAGCCGAAGAAAGAAGAGACTCCAAAGACCGAGGATAAAGCTGAAGAGGCGAAGAAAGAGCAACCAGAAGCCGAAAAAGCTAAAGAAGAGAAGGTCGAAAAGACTGAAGAACCGAAAGCTGAAGAGGCAAAGGAAGCTCCTAAAGCCGAAGAAACAGAAGATGAAAAGACTCCCGAAAAAGCAGAAGAAACTAAAGTCGAAGAGAAGACTGAAGAAAAACCTGCTGAAGAGAAGAAAGAGGAGTCTAAAGTTGAAGAGCCAGTAGAAGCTCGATTTGAATATGAGATAATAGATAACGAAGAATTTGAAGACATTGAAGTTAGTCAAAAATTTGACTGTTCATGTATCAAATGCGGATATAAGATAACGACTGATAAACATTGTAAAGATTTAAAATGTGCTAAATGTGGTGGACAAATGAGGCGAGCAGACCGCCCAGGCCCAGGACAAGCTAAGAAAGAAGATGAAGCAAAGAAATTGACATATCAGGAACGAAAAGGAATTTCTGATAAAATGTTTGCAGTAGTAGTAAAGGTTAAGAACAAGAAAACTGGCAAAATGAGAAAGATTAGAATGTTCCCAATACATGATGAAGCTCATGTAAGAAATGCTTTAGCAAGACTTGGACAACCTAAGCCCAAAGCTACGCTAAAGAGATTGGGAGTATCTGTTGAGTCTGTGAGAAGAAAAATTCTACGCAGAGCAAGACAGTTAAAGATGAAATCTCTTTTAGAGAGACATAAAGCTGGTATTAATAAATTGGCAAAAGAATTAATAGAAGCCAAAAAGAAAATAAAGCTTTATGCTGAAAAAGCTCAAGAAATTCTCAAAAGGCGAGCAGAACTTGGTGATTATGAAATATCTGATGAGGATATTCTTAATGACGATAAGTTCTCTAAAGCCAAAGTAGAGATGGAAAATGCAAGTTTAAGGGCAAAACTTGAAACAGGCACTGATGTCGTTGGGTCAAAGAAGAAAGATGATGATTACTACAAGAAGATGCACGACCAAATTGACAAAGATGCCTTTGGATATAAAGAATAATAAAGATAAGACTAAAAGATAAATAGTCAAAGAAGATAGTTTGACAAAGAAATTTATAGTAAAAGGTTAAAATCATGGATAAAAACATAACTCTTGAAATAGCAAGATTAATAGGCGAACCTATTGATACCAGAAAACCTGTATCGTTTGAATTATCGGCGATAGCAGACGTTCTGCCACCCGCAGAACCTGGTGAAAAGGTTTGGATACATTCTTCTGTTGATGACGAAGCTGAGGTTATCCTTGCGGTTGATGGCGATGGGAAAATAAATCCTATCAAGAAAGACCCTATAGGAGATACTGAAATCAGTTTCGCTGGCTTCAATTCAAGACTCGAATTCGTGCTGGTAGATAGTGTTCTTGGTAGTCCTGATACTCAGGTATTAGCAAGAAAGAAAGAGAAAATTACTCGTGGTCTCGATAAGAGAGAGCTTTTGCTTCTTATCAATGCGATAGAAGCCACTGCTGATACGGGAAGTTTTGAAAGTAATCTACCGTCTGGTGCGTCAATTCAGTCAAGAGATGCCGAAACGGGAGAAGACCTATATGATGTTATAATGGCTATGAAACATAAGCTCGAAGACTATGGTGACGGATATGTTCTTTTAGTTGGTAATACAGTTAAAGAAAAGATTGACCTTTATGCGAAAGAGAACGCTTCTACTTTCAATTATCGTGTCGGTCTTGACGAGATGCTAAGAACACAGGGCATACAGGTTATCAAAGTATTCGGTAAAGTTAAAGCTGATGTAGCTGGTGGGGCACAGGCCGACACGCAGATTCTTAATAAAAAGCACATGATAATGGTTGCGAAGAATTCAAGGTTGGCACAGGGCAAACCCGTAAAGTTCGTTAGAAGGAGAATTTCTCCCGAAATAGCGAAGCTAATGGGTGCGGAGGTCGATAATACTCAAAGAGCAACAATCGTAAATCCTACTCCTGTCATAGCTGGCACAACCACTGGTGGAGCAGTTTCTAACTTGCTCGCTTATGGTGTTTATGCCTATGAAAGTTTAGTGATGGCTATTGTCAATCCGTTAGCAATCTGCACATCAGATGCTACGTTGGCAGTCTAAGCTATAGAACAATTCGTGAGAGGGGGCGACAGGTAACCCCTTAAACCCCCTTTCACTTTCTAACAGTAAGGAGAAAGACAATGCTTATATTCAAGTCAGGAAAAGTAGGAAGTAAAGAAAAAAAAGTGATAGAAGATATTATACAAGAAACTCTTGATGTCTATAGTGATTTTTATATAACAAGAAGTAATCTTAGATTATTTATAAAAGACAATTCACATATATTGTATGACTACTTAGAGAAAGGTGATAAGATAGTTTATAGTATGAAAGACGGTATAATTTTTGTAACAGGATTTTCAGACAATTCTAAAAGAATTTATATTAAACCATTAATAAAAGATGCAGAAGCTGGAGATAGATTACTTAAAGTGCTTCTATGGCATGTTGGATGCGATTTATTTGCTAAAATAAAGAAAAATCATCCATTTAGAAAAGTATTACTTCACAATAATTTTAAATTTGTCGGAGATAGAGGAAAAGAGATACTCCTCTGCCGAAAATATATTAAAGAAGAAAAAGATAAGGAGGAATATTGTGATTTCCGAAATCCGTCCTAAAATTAGAGCTTTAATTGAAGACTTAGAAAAATCAAGTTTTGAGGCATTTTCTTATACTACTTCTCCTGTATTTACTTTAGCAGAAGAAAATATTGAATCTATAATCAAAGTTACACTAAACGGAGTCGAATTAGACACTGGCGAATATAGTTATGATTCTATCAACAACGAAATTACTTTAAGTGTAACGGGACTAAGCAAAGGAGATAATATAGTAGTAAAATATACTTATTATAAGTATAGCGATTCAGAATTAACTGAATACGTCAAAGGAGCTTTGACGTGGATTAGTATTTTTGATTATCAACAGTCAGATTTTGAAATAGAGAATGGAGATATATTTCCAGCTCCTGATAATAGAAGTATGGATTTAATTGCAATCGTTTCTTCAATTTTAATTAAACCAGATTACAGCGAATACAGATTGCCTAATGTTACAGTGCGTTATCCTAAAACTATGGATAAAGAAGAAAAAATAGAAAAATTAGTTAATCGTTATAAATTTGGATTGGGAGTAATGGATGTCCTGAGTTGGGATTAATCCAAAGATAAAGGAGAATAAGTCATGGCAATAAGACCAAATTGGAAAGATTTAGAAATCTATAAAAAAACCAGTAAATCGTATGAGTTAATCTTCTCAACAGAAGGTTCAAGAGAAGACATTTCGAACTGGATAGTATATTTCACTGTCAAAAAGAACATGAAAGACGCTGATAGTGTCGCAATTATTAAACATACTATAGGTTCTGCAACTGGATGTGATTATGACCATGATGACCCAGTTGATGGGGTTTCAGATATAAACCTGTCTACATCTGATACAGACATAGAGCATGGAATCTATTACTACGATATAACAGTTGAAGATGATGAAAATAACAGACATGTGATAGCGATTGGTCGATTACGAATTACTGAACCAGTAACACAAAGAACAAACTAATAGGAATTCGTTATGGCACTGACAGAACAATTAAAAGTAAATATAACAGAAAAACAAACGTTTAATATCACACTAATCGAAAAAGAAATTTTTGAAGTTAATTTTTCTGTTGTGGATAGAATTGGTGGCGTTAAGAAATATCTTTCAGAATTGCTTGATACTACTATCATAAGCCCTTTAACCGACCAGATATTAGTGTGGGAAAATGGTTATTGGGTCAATAAAGAAATAAATGTAATTATCGATTCTTATGCAGTTCAGAACGAGACAGTAAACCCTTTGCCTCCTGTTACAGCAGGAGACCCATATACTACGACACATGCTTTTAGAACAGAAAGTTTGGAAGTATTTCTAAATGGACTAAAATTATTAAGTAGTGATGTAACAATTATCTCAGATACCAAATTTTCACTTCCAATTGATACTGTTATTACGGATTCAGTAATAGTTAATTATATAAAGAAATCATAAGGTGATAATATGAAAATACAGGTGGCCAAAAATATATATTTGCAGACGTTAGATACAATGAAAAAGGTGCTTGACCTTATTGGATTCAAGATGGATAAACGCACGGCTGACTTTAAATATGCTAAAAGTCAAGTTATGGACTATTTTTACAATAATTTAAATAAACTTTTCAAGAAATTAGAACAAGAAGGATTAATTAAGAAATCGAATTGTGGACACTCCGTTAGAGGCGGTTATAAAAACTGCTCTTGCGGAGGTTCGGGATATACAAATAGTAAATAAGAAAAAATTTTTACTTCATGTCGACATGAAAATGTAACATGATAGTTATCGTGGTCGCAGGGTTAAATGCGACAATGTGCCCGAAAGGGACTGAAATTTGAAATGCGTCATGAAATTTGAAAATCTTATAATTAAGGAGGACAAACATGGCGTTAAATACAAGAATTCGTGGAGCTCAAATTAGTTTAAGCGAAGAAGTCTTTGCTATTGGTGATAAGTTAGCTTTTATTGATGCTGATGGCGTGATGAAGCAAGATGCTTGGGCTGATATTGCTACTGCTATAGCTGGCGACGGTATTCAAAACAGTGCCAATCAGTTAGCTATTGATGTTTCTGATTTCGCTGGCGAAGGTTTAGAAGATGATGGCAGTGAGAATCTTCAAGTAAAACTTGATGGTTCAACTATTGCTCGTTCAGCTTCTGGTATCAAGGTAGCTGATGATTCTTTGGATGACACTCAGTTTAATGCAGGTGCTGGCTCGGCAGGTCAGTATTTGCAATTACAAACTGGTGGCAGTATAGCTTGGGCAACCCCAAGTGATACTGATACATTCTTAGGATTAACAGATACTCCTGGTTCTTATGCTGGTCAAGCTGGTAAAGGAGTTAGAGTTAATGCTACACCCGATGGATTAGAGTTTTATGATATTGTTGACACTGATGAAAAAGTTAAAGCTCAATCTGGAGATACTGCGGGTTATTTAGAAGATGTAGTGGTAGATTTAGATGCAGGAGTAGTAGATGTTGGTAGTGATGAGATTATGTTTCTTGATAAATCTACTGGTGTTGATAAAGCTAAGTTAGAATCTATTGCTGATTTAGCAACTGCTTTTGCTGGTGATGGATTAAGTGCTTCTGCTGGAGTTTTGGCAGTTAATGTAGATGATGATACTCTTCAGATTACTGGAGATACTCTTAGTGTTAAGAAAGATTATTTAGTAGAAGCTGATGTTGTTAAAGAAGATGTTTCTTCTCAGATAGACGATACTGGTTATGCTGGAGATTTTACTCTCAGTAACACCCCTGCTTCTGGAACACTTATGGTGTTCTTGAACGGTTTAGTTCAGCAGGAAGGAACTGGTAAAGATTATACGCTTTCTGGAACTACGGTTAGTTTTGCGACTGACCCTGTTTCAGGCGATATTGTAATTGCTTACTACGTTAAGGACTAAAACAATTTAGTTTCTTAATGTAGAACCCAAAAACACGTTAACTATAATTATTAAAGTAAGGAGTATAAAATGAGGAAAAAAATGAATAAAAAACAGAAAGAAACTTTAAAACGTATGAAAAAGAATCGCCAGATAGACTCTAATAATCTTCGTGGAATTATAGAAGGTAAATTAAAGTGGGCGAAAGCCGAAAAGAAAAAAGGCGAAAATGCAATAAAACAAATACAATTTCAAGTGGCAAAGTTAGAAGGAATTATTCTGTTTATTAATGAATTATTAATGCCCCCAGAAGAAAAGAAAGAAGAAAAATAAATGAGCACTTTAGTTACTAAAATGAACTTTTATTGTCGGTTCTGTGGACATGATGATTTTTATATCAGTCCAATAACAGAAAAAGTAAATTCAAATGATTTTACCTATAAATTAAACAGTTATAAAGTAACTTGTAAGAAGTGCTTTCAGGATTATAAATTTGATTTTAAAATATCCGCATTTGTAAGAGAGGAACTATAAAATGCCAGAACGACTCAAATCAGACAAACAGCGAGAAGCGATAAGAGAAATTAAATTATCTTGGATTGATAATTTATCGCCACAACAAATTAATAATTATATTGATAATAATATAACTAACCTTAATTCGGCTAAAAACTATCTAAAGAAGTTAAGTAGGTTAATTCTATTTATCTTAAAGAATTTAAATTTGTAACAAGAGGAATATATGGCGGAAAGAAATACAAGAGTTAGGCATTCTCAAATTAGAAGTATTCTACCAGATGATATTGAAGCTATTAATGCTATTCAGGATAATTATTATATTCGTAAAGCTTCTGGTCAAAGCAAATTTGAATGGGTCGCTGGTTCTGGCTCTGTAAATCAATTGAATGATTTAAGTGATGTAGATTTTGATACTGGAACTCCTCAAGACGATTATATAATGAGATATGATTCAGCTTCTTCAAAATGGAAAGCGGAAGCACTTGTAATAAATACCGATAAAATAGAAGAAGACGATTCAAAAGTTGAAGTTGTAGACATAACTGGCGGGAGTTATATTACTAATGTAGTAGATAACAATGAGATAACAAGATTCGATTCTAATGGTTTAGATTTAAAAATAGGAGCTTATAGATACACTGGTTATGATTTCCTGAAAGAATTAAATACAGATGGGATAGTTTTAGGTAAAGAAGCAGGATTATATAATACAGGGGATAAGAACACTTTTATAGGTAAAGAAGCAGGCAAAGGACAAAGTGGACTTTCAACGGGAACTGAAGGCACTTTTGTAGGAATAAGAGCTGGTTATAATTTTACTTCAGGAATTTATAATACTTTTATAGGTGCTTATGCAGGACAAGCAATTACTTCAGAAACTTATAACACTTTTATAGGTGCACGAGCAGGTCAAAATGCTACCAGCAATTATAATACTTTTATAGGTGCTTGGGCAGGTATAGACAATACATCAGGATATAACAACACTTTTGTAGGGGTAAAGTCAGGTCAAAAAAATACAATAGCAAGTAACAATACTTTTATAGGACATGGAGCAGGAAATCAGAATACAACAGGAGAGCATAATACTTTTATAGGGCAAGCGGCAGGAAATCAGAACACAGAAGGAGAGTATAATACTTTTGTAGGTCAGTTATCTGGTTGTCAAAATATAGCCGATTTTAATACTTTTATAGGTATGAAGGCGGGGTATTGGAATACAACAGGAGAGTATAATACTTTTGTAGGGCATGCGGCAGGACAAGGGCAAGATATTACAGGAGGATGCACTGGATATGGAAATACGTTTATAGGAAGATACTCTGGACGACTTAATACAACAGGAATTTATAATACTTTTATAGGTGTAAATGCAGGGGAAAACAATATAGGAGGCCAGCAAAATACTTTTGTAGGGCATGCGGCAGGAAATCAGAACACAGAAGGAGAGTATAATGTGTTCATAGGTGCAGGGTCAGGACGTAATAATATTTCAGGTAACAAGAATGTTTTCATTGGAAATCATGCAGGTTATAATGAAACAGGTTCAAATAAGTTATATATTGAAAATGATGGAAAGGTTACTGGGTCTGTTCCTTTAATTTATGGAGAATTTGATAATGAATATGTAAAAATAAACGGAAAACAAGAAATAACAGGGGAATTAAAAATAAAAATATACGCTCAAGCTTCTGAACCAACTTTAAATGCTGATGATTATATGGCAATATGGAAAGATACTGATGATTCAAATCGTATTTATTTATTATTTAGAAGAGGAAGTGGAGATGTTGTGGGAGTAGAATTAACTTAAGGAGGTAGGAGATGTTTAAGAAGAAAAAAAGTGAACGTTTAACAGAACAAGAGTTACAGATTAAAGCTCAACAATTATTGCAAAAAAAGATACAAAAAGCAGATAAAGAAATTAGAACTATTCTTGAAAAATATGATTTAGATTTAATTACAGTTCCTATGATTCAAATAGTCCCAAAGCAGAGGTAATAAATTATGCCAAAACATGAAAGTAATAAATTTCAAGCTAATTCAAGTGATACATCTCCAGGTTATCTGGCAGATAAAATAGATGATTTTACTCTAAAAATAGAGAATAACAAAGCTAAAATAGCGGATAGAATAGAATTAAATACTATGCTTAATGCCTTTGATATAGCTGTTCAAAATTCATTTACAAAACATGAAATGATAGACGGTATTAGAGATGTATTTACTGATGAGAGTGGTGTAGATACTGGAACAGGTGGAAGTTCAGGGCAAACTTATAATTCTACTGATGATTATTATGAACCTTCTTCTATAGCAGATTTAGAAATAGATTATTGCGAATATTCCTCTGACGCTTCGGCACAAGCAAATTGGGAAACTTCTGTAGTTGGCGGTTTAGATTCTGATACAAAATTACTTCTTCATGGAGATGGTCAAGATGGTGGAAAAGAAATTATAGATTCTGGAAATACAGGACATGTAGTAACTCAAAACGAAACGGCACAATTGAAAACAGACAATAAAAAGTGGGGTTCTTCTTCTTGTTACTTTGATGGTGATAGTGATTATTTATCTATACCTGATAGTGCTGATTGGGATATTTCCACTAATTTTACTATAGATTTCTGGGTAAAACATAATAATATTACTGGATTGCAATATTACATGGCACAGTTTGAAGATGTTGAGAATAGATGGATTTTAACTCACAGCGATACTGCTGGATTAAGATTTGCGATACGTTCAGCAAACGTTTGGATTGTTGATTTTAATGGTTCGACAATAACAGATACTAATTGGCATCATATAGCCCTTTGTAAAGTGGGAAACGATTACGGAATTTATCTTGATGGGACACAAGGAGGGTATCTTAATGATAGTGATATAGATACTTTTGCTGGAGATTTATTAATAGGGAATTTAGCTTCAGGCTATTCTTACTTTTTCGATGGCTATATGGATGAAATAAGAATACAACATTCTAATATCTTTAATGCTTCTCCTTCTACTGGTAATACAGATACTATAACAGTTCCAACAACAGAACATAGTTCAGATTCTAATACGAAATTATTATTGCATATGAATACACAAGATGTTTCTGGGGACGGTGGAAGTGGAAATTATCATATTCCTACATTTCATGGAACTATGCAATTAGATACTGCTAATAAAAAATGGGGCACAGCATCTTACAAATTTGATGGTGATTCTGATTATATGTCTTTTTCGGATAGTGCAGATTGGGATATATGCGATTCAAATTCAGATGATTGGACTATAGATTTTTGGGTAAAACATACTGACCATGCTGGAACTGAGATTTATATACAACAAGGAGATGGAACTTCTTTTTGGCAATTTAATCATGCTGATGGAAGTGGGATAAGATTTCGTTTACGTGATAGTGATGATATAATTAATACAGGTTATGGAGGAGAAATAACAGATACTAATTGGCATCATATAGCCCTTTGTAAAGTAGGTAATGAATATGCTATATACAAAGACGGTAATCAAGTAAACTATGTTCAAGATAATTCAACATTGACAATTGCGGATGAATTATTTATAGGGGGAATTCCAGGATACTATTATTTTAATGGCTATATGGATGAAATAAGAATACAACATTCTAATATCTTTAATGCTTCTCCTTCTACTGGTAATACAGATACTATAACAGTTCCAACACAAGCTTATGGAGAAGGTGGACTTCAGTCATATTCAGAATCAACAATAAAACAACAAGGCTCATATTCTCTCAAAATAGTTGCAGATGCTACTGATTCTTTAAATGAAACACTTACTCACGAATATAGCACTGGGAGTTATAAAGATTTATCTTCATATGACAGAATAAAATTTGATATATACGCTTCAAGAACAGGGACTAATTTACAATTACAAATACACGATAGTGGAGGAACTACTTCTACTTATAATATAGCAGTAAGTTCAGCTAATACTTGGGAAACTAAAACTTGGGATATATCAGCTATTTCAGACGCTAATAAAGATGATATAGACTGGATAAAAATTAAAGTAACTAACGCAGATGCTACTAATACTTTCTATATAGATAATATATACGCTGAATCTGACCCTTCTAATATGATTTTAATTTCAGAATCATTTACTGCTGATACAGAACCAGATACTGCACGATTGGTGTTATTTGAAGAAGATATTGACACAATTACAATTAATACAGACCTAAAAGCTTATGTAAGTAAAGATGGAGGAACTACTTGGGAACAAGTTACTTTGACAGATGAAGGCGATTACGATAATAATAAACGTGTATTAAGTGGTATAAAAGAATTTGAAACAACAGGTATTAGTGGCACTAATATGAAATGGAAAATGCAAACATTTAACAATAAAAAACTCAAGCTACACGGTGTGGCGGAACTTTGGGACTAAATTATGGATAAATTATTTCAGGAACAAGCACAATCAATTGGGATTATAATGGCACAAGAGGAAATTCAAGACCCTTTCGAGAAAAATGTTGACTATAGCGAATTAAATCCTCTTCCGATAAGAGCAATTGTTTCTGATTTAACTGCAACACAAGCTCAATGGAAAATGATAGGAATTAGTGTAACTAAAGCAAAAGAGATAATTATCGAAAAAAAACATCGCTCTCTCATTGAAGCTTCTTATAAAATTTTGATAGATGGAGAAATTTTTTATGGATGGAAAGTTTCAGGACGTATGCAGATAAGAGAGGAAGGAAATTATCTTCGTTGTTATGTCTATATCAAAAAGGAAGTATAAATCTTATTTTAAGCGACATAAGTGTTTCTTTTGCAAGGCTCAAGCTACTACTTACTGCATAGCAAATAAAAGTAATAGATTTTTGATAATTTGTTCCAACGAAGAATGTAATAAAAAAGCACAAATAAAATTAGGGTTTTTGAAATTAGGATTGGAGATAGAAAATGCCAGAATTTAAAATGAAAGTAACTCCCAGATTCAAGACTAAGAAACTCTGGGATGAAACTGTTCAAAAAGATTGGTTCAAATTTCAAGAGCGAGCTTTAGTGTTAGGCTATAGAACATTACGATATATGAAATCATATATAAATGCTAATAGAAAAAGAGAAGGTGGGAGTGGTAATTTAGCAAAATCCGTTGATTTTGTAAAAGAAGCTGGTGCAGGATTGGGAAGAATATTTTGGGGAATTGGTAGTTTGGACAGATTAAATACAAGAGCCCCATATTGGTATGTTGTGAATTCCGGCAAAACAGTAAGTGGAAGCCCATATATCCCAGCTCGTGGCGGATTCGTTCCTGGCTATTTTAGAGGTGGAGACGGAAGACCAAAAGCTGAATATGCTGGCAAAGGAAGAGAACATTTTGATTATCAATCTGGAGCAGGAAGTGGAATATGGCCTACTCATCCAATTAGACCAATTAACTATATACAAGCGAGTCAAGTAAAAATGGAATTGGAACTCACTAAAATTTTACAGGCACTAAAAAGAGGACAATAATGGGAGTATATAGAATATCTCGGAATATCGAAGCCAGTATTATACAATATCTTGAAAGCGAATTAATTGGGTCTTGGAGTGATGTCAATATAGAGAAAACATTTTCAAGAGTTTATAATATAGATTTACCTGTTATTTGTATAAGATGTGGAATCACATCTCATGACCCAGCGGAAATCGGTGGGAATTCTACAGTAAGAACACCGTCAGTATTAATAGATATATTTGCGAAAAGTGATGGACAAAGATTGGATTTAAAAGATTTTTTGATAGAAAAATTAAAGAGTGGATGCACTTATTATGATTATACGATAACAAATGGACAAATTACGAGCAAAGTGGCGAATGGAAGAATTAGAATAACAAATATAGATGATACTCCAATAGATTTCGATATTGAGAAAAGTAAGCTCGATGTTCATGACCGATACCGCCATCTTCTTACTTTAACCTGTAGTCTTGGGAGGATAGAAGTATAACATGGAAATTCTAAAAGATTGGCGATTTTGGGGCTTTATAATAGCAGTAGTATCATTTTTCTTCAGTGTTTTTAATTTTATAGTGGGCAAGATAGTGTCAACTAAAATAAGAGAAAATGACTTAAAACATGTTATAGAAGATGTAAAAATATTACAAAAAGAAAGTAATGAATCTAAAGACAAACTTTATGAAGAGATGAAAAAGGTTTATAGAAGATTAGGAAAAATAGAAAAAGCGATAATTAAAAGAGATGCAATTTGTGAGGAGCGTCATAAAAATGATTAAAAGATAATGTCGGAAAAATAGTCAAAGGAGGACACAATGATCCACAGTTCATATTACAGACCGAGAATCTTCCCTATATTGGACGACGTTGCTGATGCCGAGATTGACAGAGCACAAGCAATTGACCCAACAATCACTCTCAATAGAGAGAAGGTTGAGGAGATAGGGCGAGATGGTGCTGTAGGGTATCTGAAAAAGAGTCCGACGATTGGGTATACATTAACCCAATACGAGTATGGAAATATTGAATTTTGGCAGAAGTTAGTCAATAGTGATGTAAAAGGTGCTGTTGGTGAAGATGAAATTGACCTGGCAGATTTTAAAACTCCTTACTTCGATATATGTGCATATCTGACTGATGATGATGGCACATTTAAAGGCACTGCATGGTATCCTGCATTGAGATGCTCTGGCTTCTCAATTACCATAGGAGACCCACAGGCAATCGTTGAAAGAAGTTTTGACTTTGTAGGAGAGCAAGCCAGAATTCTGCAAGGAGATAATAAGTATTTCATTTATCACCGAGCAGAGGTTGAAACTGGCGATTTGCTTACAGGTAATGATGTTGAGATAGACCTTAGCACAAGAGAACCTGCTGAAGACCCGAATACTGCTGATAAGTATATGCAGAGAGTTGTTCGAGTTAGAAGTGGTTCCAGTAAAGAGCTATCAGAAGGTTCTTCAAGTGAAGAGTATGAATATACACCATCATTGAAAATGTTGACAGTTCATGAGGCCGCAATCGGCGATGTATATAAAATTTATTATACATCTGGAACGGCTCCTGCTACGATATTCTCATTAAACGATTCTGATGTCGCTGGTATAATTGGAGATAGTGTTTCTATCTACTTGTATATACCTGCGTCAGGTAAGCCAAGTGCTTCTGATTATATCTATCGTTTACAAAGCGTAACTCTTGACGTTGCGTTTGATAGAGAAGATATAAGAGAAATTGGAAATAAAGATGTCGTGGCAAGAGGTATTACTGATTCTACCGTAACGGTAACGTTAGGCAGAATTCTTGAGGATTTCACTATCGAAGAAGTGCTGGCAGGAGAAGCTCCCGACTTCGGGATAATTGATGTCGAGAATTTAACTGATGAAGCAACTTTGATAATTAAGATTTTTGATGATAACACCAAGAGTTCATTTAAATATGGTTTTAAAGCCGCTGGCTTATCGCCTACTGAATTACGTGGCGGGGCAAGTGTTAATGAGTATGTTACTCAGGATAACACTCTTGAAGGTGAAAATTTGATAATATCTGCCGATTCAACAAAAATCGGTATATAATACTAATCTAATGGGGAGAGATTGCTCTCTTTGAGCTACATTCATTAGAGAGCTTCTCTGCCCCTTATTAGAGTAAGAAGAGGTAAGAAATGGAAAAGTATGAGAGATTATTTAAACTAATAGACGACCAAGCAAAGGTATTAGTCGGAATTTTATGTAAACGTATAGAGGTTTTGGATAAGAATAAAGCTCTGAACCCTAAGCTATATAAGGACTTAGCTAAAGAAATTATATATGAACAGAGTAGAGTTACGAAGAAACTTATAGAAATTGGTCGTGTCGAATTTAGAATTAAGCCCGAAAGACAGAAATAATTTGTCTGAATCGGGTATTTTTTATCCTAAAGAGGAGGTAAGTGATGGGTAAGGACAAGAAAGAAATTAATAAAGAGATGGTTAAGACTATTTCAGAGCTTGAAAAGGGCAAAGAAATAGAACAATTACTAAAAGATAATAAGATAGCTTTTAAAGTCAAAGAGCAAGTATATAGAGTAAGAAAACCTACTTACGCTGAACAGTTAGATATTGAGAAGCATAGAAGAAAAACGTATGCTAAATATGTTGATGATGATGATATGTTTTTCAGAAGACAGTGGGTTGAAAAATATCAGAAAAAAGGTATTGACATTCCTGAAATGGAACAGAAGATGATAAGATTGCAAGATGATATAGAGAAGCTTCAGATAAGATTGGCTAAGACCAACAATAAAAAAGATATTGAAAAGTTAAAAAATGATATAAGTGAGCTTCGAGTGCAACAAATGACTATTAATATAGAGAAAACAGATTTACTTAGTTACTCTATAGAAGACCAGTTGACTTTGGAAGTTAATTCTTATTATGCTTATTTGGTGTTGGAAAAGAAAGTCGGGGAAGATAAATGGGAGAAAGTATTTAGAGGCTATAAAGAATTTGCAAATTCTTCTGATTCTGAATTGATTAATAAAACTTTTTATTATGTCAATTACTTAGTTTTTGCTCCTACTCTGTAATAGGAGTTAAGTATGGAAAAATTTGTAAGAAAGTTGGCAAAATCATATCAGTATCAATTTCTATATCGTAGAGCCAAAGAAATGAGTAATATTAATCTGTTTTATAATAATATAGACTTTTCTCGATTACAATTATTATTTCTCAAATGGCTTCAGATATATAATGTATTATATGATGACTTACAGATGAAAAAATCATATATTTCTCAAGAGGTAATAGATGACGAGATGAGAACAGAGGCATATCTATTATATAAATCGCAGGAGGAAGAGAAACCCAAATCTTCAAAACAACAAAAGAGACAAAGAGATACTTCAGGTAATTTGCCATCAGTAATTTTTAAGGAGAAACATTAAAAAATGGATAAAAAATATCTAATATCATTTCTGGTAACAGTCAAAGGCGGCAAGGTCGCTATGACGCAAATCAGAAGTATAGAAAAACAGATAGATAAGACAGGTAAAACTACTAAAAGAGCTACAGGAATGACAGGGCAATTTATCAAAGCTTTGAAAAGAGTAGCTATAGTTGTTCCTGTTTGGTTTGCATTTAGACAAGCTATGATGGCGGTCTTTAATACTATAAGTCAGGGAGTGAGATATTGGGTAGAGTTAGAATCTGCGATAGCAAGAGCTTCTGCTGTTACATCAGGAGCACCTGAAGGAATGGCAAGAGCTATGGAAGAATTGAGAGGACTTGCCGAAACATTTGCAAGAACCCATGCAGGAACTTCAAAAGAAGTTATAGAAGCTTACTATCGAATGGGCACATCGGGTCTGACATTTAGAGATGCTATTATGGCAACAATCCCTGCGGTAACATTAGCTAAAGGAACTTATGGTGATGTAGCTATGACTGCAAAAACTGTATCTGCTATGTATCGTCTATTAGGAGATAATATAGAAGGAGTTACCACAAAACAAGAGAAAATGAGAAAAATTGCCGATGTTTTGGCAAGAGCTTGGTCAGACCATGAAATAGAAATGAATGAATTGGCTCAAGCTATCGCCAATGTTGGTGGGCAAGCAAAAGCTTTTGGTCTTAGTATGACTGAATTAGTTGCAGTATTAGCAGTATCTCACGATGCTTTATTGAAAGGTGGAAGGTCTGGTCGTCTATTTGGGCGAAGTTTAGATGAATTAGCACAAAAACTTCCAGCAGTAGAAAAAGAATTAGGAAAAGCATTTGACCCAAAACGAGCTTTAGATTGGTTCGACATTTTAAAAGAATTAATAGATACTTTTAGAAAAATGGGTAAAACAACGCCAGAAATTGAAAAAAGACTTAGTAAAATATTTAATATACGTTCTAAACGTATAATTCGAGCCATGGTTGCTATGGGTGAAAGATTCAATGAAACTTTAGTAGATTTACAGAAAAATTCAAAAGGGATGGCAGATGCGTTATTAGAAATTCGAGATAATACCCCTGAAGTTCAATTAGAAAATATGAGAGATAATTTTAACATGTTAATTAAAGATTTTGTTATCGGAATAACTCGAACAGATGATTTTGTTGAAGCTTTAAAAGATGTAAATAAATGGCTTGAAAGAATGTCATTAAATGCCACAATTGCAGGAGCACAATTAGGAGAAGTGGGCAAAGGAATTAAAGCGGTTTGGAGAGGTCTATTAGCTATGACTCCCAAAACAAAAGGAGAGCAAATAATAGAATCTTTATTCCCATTTGCCGCACTACCAAAAATGATGAAACGCTATCAAGATGAATTAAAGAAACAAGGATTAGAAACTGTTGTTGGGGCAGGGGCTAAAGCTGGAGAAGAATGGTTTGATAGAAGAAGAGCAAGATTAGAAGAACTTGAGAAACAGCGAGAAGAAGAACTAAAAGAATTAGAAGCACAGATGAATGCAGAATATGAAATTGATGAAGCTATTAAAATGCGATTACAATTACAAGAAGATTTAATTAATTATCGCAAGTTAGAGATATTGGGATATGATGAAATGCAAATATCTCAACAAAAATTACTCGATTATGTTGATGCTGTAACTGAATCTTTAAAAAATCAAGGAATAGAAGTTAACAAGCAAAAATTACTAATTGCCGTTTTAAAACAAGATTGGGCTGAAGTATTAAGAATTACACAAGCTCATGTTATTACAGAAAAAGAATTAGTCAATGTTGCTAAAATGATGAATCAAGTTCAATTAGAACAACTTAACATAAGACAACGACAAAGAGAAGCCATTAGAGGTTTATATACATCTTTCGCACAAGCTGATAAATATGAACGAAATAAACTACGAAGAGTAATGGAATTAATGAAATTAACTCCAGAACAATTGGCTGGAAGATATAGAAGAGATATAGAAGATAGAACTTTGATTGACCAATATTTTAGTCATTTTTCTAAAAAAGGTCAAGAAGCTGTTAATGATATTCGCAAATCCTTGTGGAGATTGCCTGATATTGAAATATTCGATGAAAGCTTCCCAAAAACTGCTAACGAATTTTGGAAAGTTTGGACTGAAGGAATCCCTCCAGCTCTTGAAGATTTTAGAAAACAATGGAGAGATATTGTAAGTGAATTAAAGAGAGCTGATAGAGGAGAAGCAACTCCCATATTAGGTGCAGATGAAACAAAAAGTAAAGTTGAAGAGCATATGAGAATTTGGAGACAATCTTTTAAAGATTTGGGAACAGAATGGACTACTGAATTGGAAGGACGAATGAGAGAAATCTTTACTCAAATGTTTTCTGATGCTACCGCACAAGGAATTGAAGAAGGAAGCAAACGAGCAATAGTAACTGGAGGATATGGAGAAACATGGGAAGAGACAAGAATAGATTGGAGAGAAGTTCAACGCAAACGTAGAGCCAGAGAGTTAGGTGGAGCAGTAATGGGAGAGTTATATTCTGAATTGTTCCCTTCACAAGCATTAATTCCTCCAGAAAAATTAACAGCAGAAAATATTGCTGAAGGTGTAAGACGTGGAATGATAGAAGCAGAAAGAACACGAGAAAGACGAATAGAAATTAGTATCGGTGATATGACGTTCACAGCAGAAGGTGAAACAGCAGAAGAAATAGCAGATTCTATTGGAAAGCAAATCAAACAAAAACTATTAGAAGACCAGAGATTCCAAAAACGCTTTGCTGACCAAACAAGAAAATTTATGTAAGAGGAGATAATATATGGCATATCAAGATTATGAAGTAGTAGTAAATTTTGATGATGGCACTCATGATTATGATTTACCATATGTATTTCATGTAACTGACCCTAAAGAAGGAATGAAAGCTACAATTATTCAAGGTAATAGAGGAGATGGTGCTATAGTAATTCCTGGAGGTAAAAAAAGTCAGACAATTGAAGTCAGAGGAAAGTTATATGATGCTGATGGTTATGAAGATATAACTACTTTGATGAATACTATGCGTTCAAATATTACAACTGATGTTGCTACATTAACTTTAAAGCATAGACCTATTACTGGGGGTGCATGGACTACAGACTGGTCTTATACGGTCAGAAGAATATCAGAGATAGAATTTCCACAATCAATGAGAGTGGGAGTTCAAGAGTATAGAGTAGCATTTTTAGTATTAGCGTATTAATGGATATACGAAAAAGAAATCAGTAGGAGGAATACGATGGCAACAAATCTAACAGTAAGAGTAAATTATGTGGATGCAGATTTAGCTTATGAAGATACTGGTGCAGGGTATATTGCTTTAGACCTTGACCACGATTATCTGATTTGGACGGCAGGGAGTGCAATAGTCAAAGATTTAATGACTTCTGAACCCACTCCGACAGAGTTAAATGAAGCGGCAACTATTATAGATGCGTCTGTAGATGTTACAGTAGCTCTCTGTTTGTTAATGGATTATTCTCATGATGTTGGAGGTTCATATTATACTCATAAAGTTATTGGTATGGGTGAAAATAAGAGATATGTTTTTAATTTTGCTTTTGATGGAGATACTGCTTCTGAACCTCAATTAGAAGCATGGGATGATGATAATCATACTACATATGCTAAACATGTTCTTGGTAATGGAACACCTGCAAATTCTATGATTAAGGCTATTTGCACAACTTCTTCACTTCCTGGTGTAGATTGGACTGGAACTGCGATAGCTGGTGATGATTCTGCAAGAGTGTTACAATTGAATGATGGTAATGGAGCTATAAGTTTATCAACTGGTGAATCAGAGAGAAATCTTTATGCTAATCTCAAAATTGTAATCCCAGCAGGTTACGGAACTCCAGCAGTTGAAACTTTTGTATTAACATGTAGATATACCTGGAATTAAGATAATTGATTATAAACAAAGGAGATAATAATGCAATGTCCAAAATGCGGTAATAGACAAAACTTCATTTTGATTCAGGAAATGAAATCCAAAGTTGAACAGAAAGAGCAGAATCAATTTGAAGTTATTAAGGCTATTTCACAAGTAGCAACAATGAAATGTAACAAATGTAATATTGTTCTTGAAAAACGTGAGGAACCAATTCCAGCAAAAGTTCAACAAAGATTCAAAGAATTAAATAGAAAGCGACTTGATAGACGAAAAAATCGCTATCAAGTTTCATTAAAAGCAAATATCGATGTTAATGGTAAGTCTATAGAGTTGGAACTAAGAACTTTCATTAAAACAACTGAAGCTTGTGGATTATGCGAAGCTAAGAGAAAAGGAAAAAGAATTCTTATGAAAGCAATATATAATTTGAAATCGCTTGTAACAATCATTAAAGGTATAACTGTAAAGGAGATAAAATAATGAAAAAGAGTGATAAAAAAAATCAAGCTCTTTATCAAGTAATTTTCAGCGATGGAAGTGCGTATGAAGGGGGTAAAAGTTATTTCAACACTGGTTGGAATGATATGCCCGATAAGAAAATTAAAAGAATATTTTATAGATTACCTGACGGTAATTATTTGACTTTACATGGTTATGATGAATATTATCACATGATAGAAGCTACAAAAGATTGGGCGAGAATCGGGAAGACAATAGAAAAGCTTAATAATAAACCCAGAATTGAATATGCTTACATCATGGGACGTAAAGGAAAAAAAGTAGTGAGCTATCGTATAACTCTTTTTCAGACTTTAGACAGTAGATATAAAATTGGGGATATAGTCAGAAGAGACTTTGACATAAATGATAGGAAAATCGTAGGATTAAATCCTGCTGGATGGAGATAATATGAAAAAAGAAAAATTTGTATTACGAGATAAAATAGAAATGAATCTGAGGAGGAAACGTAAAATGAAAGACGGGATAATTCTTATAGGCGATGCAATAATCGAAACCAGAAAGAAAGATGGCACTGTTGTAGAACATGAAGAAGTTAAAAATATGATAGTTAATACTGGTAAAGAACACGTCGCAAAATTGCTTGGCGGAATAGGAACAGGTATAACTGAATTTACTCATATAGCTGTTGGAATTAGTGAAACAGGCGATTCAGTCGTGGCTGGTGATACAGCTTTAAAGAATGAAGTTGCAAGAGAAGAGGCAACTCGTGCATATTTAGCAGATTATAAATGCACTTTCGAGAAAACTTTCAGTTTTGGCACAGGTGAATCTTATGATATTAAAGAAGCTGGAATTTTTGATAGTGGAACAGTAACAGGTTCTATAATGCTTGATAGATTCGTATTTAATGCCAAATCTGTTGATAACGATACTGATTTGTATGTAAAGATAACTATTACAGTTGCAGGAGCATAATACTAAATATCTAAGAGGAATTAAGTATGGCTTACGAGAACTTTCAAACATACACTGTCTATGACCCGACAGGTAATAATAGCACATGGGATATATCTACAGATGGTTTATCTTGTCAAGGCTCATTAGAAATTAAAGATAGCACTTATGTCTATAAAGATTTTGGGGCTGGATACTTTGGAGATGTAACCTTTGATTTTGATATATATCCTGATATAGTAACAGGTGCTACAGGAGATTATAATATACATGGTCATTGGGGTATTTCTAATGATTTAAATTATTATTTAAGTATGTCCAATGGATTGATTGTATCTACTATTAATAAAAACGGAGCTACCCAAATAAAAATAAGTCTTAAAGATGCGGCAAACGGACAAACAGATTCTACCGACTGGTTATCAAAATATACGACTTATTATCTTAAAGTCTCTCGAAGTGGCACTACGGCTACGTGTAAAATATATTCTTCTTCGACGGATAGAGCAAATGATACGAATATAGTAGATACTCTCATAATAACATGTAATAATACTACTTATCGTTATTTATATGCTGGATTTTCACATGGTAAAGCTTCTGGGGCTTCAACTTATACTGCTCGCACTGAAAATATGGAACAGAAAATAGAAATATTTTTATCTGATACATTAAATATTTCTGATGATATTTATCTTAATTATCCGCTCTTTAAGAAAGAACTCTCAGATATTTTAAATATTTCTGATGAGATTACGTTTGCTAAAGAAGTATTTGAACATGATACTATACAATTAAGTGATGACATCTATTTGAATGTTTCGAGAGAAAAAATAGAACCAGCAGATACTATATTATTTAGTGATGAAATTGTATCTGGAACTGTAGACGATATAGATAACGATTTTCGTATGGTTATTCAAAAACGATATGATATAGACAGTAAAATTAACACTGTTATTCAGGTTCTTTCTGACACATTAAACAAATTTAATTTCGTAAAAACTGTTCTTGAAGTCATAAATAACAAAATAAACACTGTTAAAAGAGTATTAGGGACTTGTATAAACACGGTCAATATGGCTTATGCTAAAGAATATGATGTTGATAATGATATTAGAACAATTGGAAGACAAATTTATGATGTAACTAACGATTTCAGAATGATAGCAGAATGGATGACTCCAGGAGATGCAGGATTTCAATCTCAAGGCAAAGAATTCATTAAAGTTTTTATTAATGGAGTTGAACAAACTGATGCAGATATAGATTCTATCATTATTACAAAAGCATTAAACACTTCTCATACTGCTTCGTTTACTCTTGGAAGACCTTATGATGACACTAAACCTTCAGTAGAATCCTCAGTCTCAATTCGCTATTATTATTCTGATTGGAGTGGATATTTTACATTATATAGTGGATATGTGGTAGATATTATGCCCACTGATACTCCAGACACAATAAGTGTAAATTGTCAAGATAAATATTGGTTAGATAATCGTGATAATCAATATTTTTATATAGGGCACAAACCCAGCGATGCCAAAGAAGTATATTATTCTACTATTTCAGCAGGATTAAGTGCTTGTGGATGGAATCCTGGAATAGGAGATTTTATACCACAGTCAATAAATTGTTTTGGTATTGGAACATCAGATTGTATTAGTCAATTAGTTCAAGAAGCAGGGAACTTTGGTTGGTTTTATGATGTTGATGAAAATAGAAAGTTATGGAGAGCTGGAAATGGAAGCATAATTACATTAGAAAGACAGAAAATAGGAACAAATCTTAATATATATCAAGTATTATCTCATAATATTACCGAATCAGTTGCAAATATTGTAAATAAATTAAGAGTTACAATGGGTAACTGGGTAGTTAGACGATTTAGATGGTATAACGAAGATAATGGAAGATATGAAGACAGATATAAAACTTATGAAGGATACATGTATAATTTTGTTGCTATATCTGCTATTCCAGATTGGGACTCAGCAAATGAAGTATTAGTAAGAAAAGATGGAGGTCATGGTTATGGGTGGAATTATCACCCATCTCATATGGCAAATCAATACAAAAACGTATTCAGACGATACAAACTGCCTCCTTTAGACCCTAACTTAGAAGAGTGGACGGATGTTTTTACTCCTGGAGTATACGTATTTTTACCTGATGGAGCCAGTGATTATACAAAGACAGAACCAGATGGCAAATTGCGAGATGGATTTACTATAGATTATAAAGACGGAATTCTTACATTTAATGACCCTATATATTTATATAAAATGAATGACTATGGCGAAATTACATCGGTTAGAGCTCCTGGAATTAGGTTAAAATTGTGGAAGAAAAAATATTATTCAAGAACAGAAGACCCAAGTGAAGACCCTGAATTATCACCTCCTCCACCCCCAGGAGACGATGAACATCCACTAAAATTTGTAACATCTAAAATGGGAAGTTATCCTACGACAATAGTAGGACAGTTATCTTTAACAAATCTCAATGCCCAAACAGGAGGCTGGTATGTAGATTCAGATGGGAGAGCAGTGCATGTTCCTTCATGGGATGATAAGCCTTTTGCTCATGATTATGCTAATTGGCAATTAAGTAAAACTTGTGATAAAACTATAGAAGGAACGATAGATTTAATAATAGATGCTGTTTGTTTTTATAATATTGATTTAACAAATAGAATATATGTCCCAGAAATGTTGGAACAGTCATTAAATATACAGTCAATGTCTTATAATTTGAATACTTTTAAAGTAACTTTACAACTTAAAAATGATAGGAGTTTTATACGAACAGTCAGTTTACCTTATCATGGTGAGTAAGGAGAATATATGAAGTTGACACTAAATCAACGAATTGAATTGTTAGAACAAGAAATAGTCAATTTAAAAGCAAAATTAAGACAGTTATCAGATACAGAAGAACATGACGAACCAGTTCCGTATTCTAAAGTAGGAGGTATTCGAGACAGAAGTTTATCTGGGCCCGTTGAGCCTGGAAGTGGAGCTGGGGGGATTTACGGGGGACTGTTAGCTTGGAATGATTTAGAATTATTATATCCCAGCTATGGGGCAATAGCTCCTGATGCAACTCCCAATAAAGCTTATAATAAACATTCTCATACAAGATGGTCAGGAGGAGCTTTAATTTCAGAACAATTAGAAATTGTAGAATATGAAGATATGACAGATTATAACCCTCACACTCAACAATTTTGGACAGAAGAACCAAATATAAAATTATCTAATGAAAATGAACATGGATTAGACGGTGTTCAAATGATAGGGCCACTTCATTTAGATTTTGATGCAAAAACAAAAAGTTGGGGAGTAAAAGCAATTGAAATTGATATTAAATCGTGTTATTTTGTTGAAAGAGACTCTAACGGAAATATAGTAAATGACGAAAATGGAAATCCAAAACGAAGTCCTTTATACAATGAAGATGGCTCTAAAAATGCTATAACGTGGGATAAAAATGCAAGGTGTTGGAGATTATTTGCAACATATTCAGAATATGACCCGACAGCGTAAGGAGTAAGGTATGGCAGATGTCAAGAGATGTCCAGTGTGTTTTAGTAGGATAATAAACTCTGGAGACCCAATAGCAGATGAAGCTCTAAGAGAGTATTATCGTAATCAAGGGATTTATACTTGGAAAGATGACCCTTTACTTACATTAAATGGAATCCCAGGATATGTAACTGATTTAAATGATAAACAGTTATATTCTGGGATTACTGTTATACATAAAGACCATTTACAAGAAATCCAAGATGCCAGAAAACAACAAGAGATAGATGCAGGAATTCCTACTTCTGAAAGAACAGAATTTAGTCCTATTCCCGAATCATTAGTTCCAGGAGACCCTGCCTATTTTTTAGTTACAAAACAATTAATTCAAGAGATTAGAGATTCTACAGAGAAAATATTGGAATGTATCGGTATTACTAAAGAACAATATTTCAATTATGATGATGAAGGAAATGAAAGGCGTTCAGTGGGCGACCTCTATTATCAATACGATTGGATTCCTCCCGATTTAAAGAATTGGAAAGGTTCAATTCAAAACATACATTTTGAAGATTTAAGACATCCAATCCCTTCTGAAATTCCAATGATTCCTGCAATTATTTATCGAGCTAATACAAGATATTTAAAAGGGAATTTATCGTGGTTCAATTGGGCGAATTGGCATACAGGAGATGCTTATTGTCATTATTATTGGATTTTTTATTTACAACAACAAATAGGAAGATACTTCGGGCCAACAGATAAGGGATGTTACGAAGCTTCAGGAGGCAAATGTGCTGAACAGGGATATTATGGTATTGGAGGATACGATTGGGCCTGTGGTTGTGATGATACTGTTCCAATTCCTCATTGTTTGGGTAAATTTATTAAATATTCAGGACATGAAAGCAGAACTGACCAATGGTGCACTTTTTTCCCTGGGAATACTATAGAATCTGATATAAAACTTCAAATCACAATTCTCAGCGATGCACGACCTAATGAAATTAAATTAGATGAATATAAAGTTTCTCCTCAAAATCTTTCTGAGCGTAATTTTGTTGGATGCGGGTTTTTAGAGGATGCTATTGCAACAGGTAAACAAGTAACGTTAGAACATAAAGACGGAGGAATATATCAGCATATAGGAGTATTTACTCCAACATATGAATTAAGCTCAATAAAACGAGAAAGTTATATTAGACAATGGGATTTATGTCATTCTTGGGCAACATGGTCTCCTGCGATAGATATGAACTGTTTTGATAATTTATATAACTCTGCTGGTTCGGTAAAAGAAGATAAATCAGTATATAAATTCACTATGTATGTTCCTAATAGATGGGATATGGATAATTTGGAGAGAAACAAAAAAATAAACAGATATGCTTCAGTAAAGACCAAACTGTTTGGAACTTCTTATAAGGCCGTTCAAGTTTTAGATGAAACGGAATGGGAATTTTCTTGGCAAAATGCTTTAACCAGAGGAAGTTATAATCGTATATTGACTAAAACTGATGGGGCTATGTATTTGGCAGAAGAATATCATAATGAAAGTTATTTATTTGGAACTACTCATATAACTTTATTACATTCAGACGTTATCGATAAATCTGCAACTGTAACAATTCGAGGAAAAGAATGGACAAGAATAGAACCTGGAGAGGTGATAAGTTATGGGCCAGAAGATACAGTTTATTGGATATTTGCTGATACTGTATGGTTTGGGGATAATGTGCATGGCAAAACGCCTCCAAAAGTAACTGGCACTATTCAATATTGTTGTAAAGAATTAACAATCAGTAAATTTTATGCGAATGGGGATATTATTCTTGCTGATTCAAGTTATCCTATAGATAAAAACATATACGCAGGAATTAAATATTATAATGTTCCAAATTTATGTCCCGCTGATGATTGGCCTTGGTCTTTGGATATGTATAACTATTTTGTAACTCCTGATAGTCCTTCTTCTGCATGGCAAAGTCCAGATGCTCCGACTTATATAGGAGGGGGAGACACAAGATGTGATTATAATTCCTTATGGTTTTGGGGAAAATATACAATAACTCAATTAATAGATTACGAATCAACAGACCATTCAAATTGTCCACTGCCATTTCAATATAATGAAAATTGGTGGGTTCATCCCTATTTTATTAAATAAATATTTAATAACATTTTAAAAAATCTGAATGTATCTTGTAAAGGTCTAATTTTGGATTTTCTATCTTTAAAATAAATACATTTGATAGGAGTCGATACTATTTTATATCCTTTTCTTCCAGCTTTGATTAATTGTTCGGATTCGTATTCAAATCGTAAACTTTTTGTTCTTATTTTAAATACCTCTTTATGCACTAATCTAAACCCACATTGAGTATCTGTTATTTTTTGATGAGCTAATTTGGATATAATCCAAGACATGCATTTATTAGTATAATATCTTATAGTTGGCATGTTTTGAGGGTTATGAAATCTATTTCCTATAACAATTTTTGCATCTGGATGTATTTTTAAAACATTCACAAATTGTGAATAATCATTCATATCATTTTGTTCGTCTGAATCTATAATCAAAATATAATCATATCCTTGAGCTATTAAATGTTTAGCTCCTTTTTTTATGGCATATCCTTTGCCTTTGTTTGGATAATACTCAATATAAGGGCATTGAATACTATGTAGAATTTTATGAGTGCAATCTGTAGAACCATCATTTACAAACAAATAAGGTAACGACAATTTATTTAATTTAGAAATCATATTGTTAATATGATTTTCTTCATTGTAACATGGAACAAGAATTGCTATTTTAGGAGACATGATAGACCTCTTTACTTTTGTTAAAATCTTCGGGAGTAATCAATCGCACATCTTTTCCAGAGCAAATGTCTATATTCTTCTCTCTTAATGCTTGTGCGATTACTTCTGAGCAACTAAGACAAATATCAGTAGGGATATTGAAGAACATCAGAAAAAATTTCCACAACATCTTGAAATAATGTCTTATTTCTGATTGTTTCGCAAGAGTGTTAATTAAATGTTCTCTTATTTCTGGAGTTAAATTTTTAATGCGTAAGATTTTGATTTTATAAATACAGCTTTTAGTAAAGCGAGAAATCTTTGCATAGCGAAGCTTAGTAGCTCTTAAATCTATAATTTTAGTTCCATGCAATGCTACTCCTATATGATTCCATTTGCTATGTGTTTTTCTTCTAATAAGCCAAGCAATAGGGTCGAATCTATAATATAGAAGAATTAAATCTCCTCTTTTTATTTCCATTTTATTTCCTTTTACTTGTATTACAATTATATTTAGATGTAAAAACATTTGCCACACTTTTAGTGGCTACTTCACTATTCCAGAGACAAGTTAAATTTTTACAGTCTTCACATCCTTTTAATCGCATCAATTTTTCAGTTTTTCTTCTATTCATTTTCTTACCTCCTTTAGATATAACTATTTCTCAGGTTTTCCTTTTAATTTATTCTTAATCCACTCTCGTAATACTACTTGATTATATTTTTTATTATTTAAAAGAGAAAAGAATTTATCGTAACTTATCTTCTCAAATTGTGGTATCTTACTATTTAGAGAGACATTATATATCTTAACTTTTTTCTCTTTAGCGAACGGATGAAAATCATTTTGAGCTTTGCCTTTAGTTCTATAATAACTCACTTTTCCTACCCCATTATGTTTATATTGTCCCTGAAAATAATGTGTAAGAGGTTTTTTTGAATCCTTCTGTGAAATGCCATCGAAATCGTAGCCCAACAAAAAAATTGTCCCTTCATCTAATAAATAAATCCCTAAAGAGACAGCATAAATACCTGTTAAAGAACCCTTCCACGCCCCACTACTTAAATCTCTACGATAATTAGTTGTAGGTCGTAAATAAATCATATTATTACCAGAAATCTTGTTATGTTTTTTTGTAACTATCAAAGGAAGCTTTAACATTTCTTCTTTATTCTGTTGAAAAAATTTCCAATCGAGAAAACATTGAATTGTGGGGTCTTTGTGATACTTATAGGAGAAATTGATTCCTATTACAAATTTATTTTGTATTCTTTGCCATAGACCCTTACTAATTCCTTCACGTATAGACGGGCCGCCCCCAATGATAATGAGTTGGCTTGGCTTATCCATTTTATTACTCTCCTCATTTTCATAATTTGAATTATATTATTAATACAACAAAAACCGAGCAAAATAGTCGCTATTAAATGTAATAAACTATTTCCTGTAATTAACCAATAGGTTACTAATGGTATCTTAATCAAAAATGCTATAATCGGAATTTTAAATAAACATCTTGCTAACGGATTTGCTTCAGTGCAACCAAAATGAAATCCTATTAATGTAGTAACATAATCTCCTATATTTGTTATTATAGCACATATCATTAAAATCATTTTTTTCTCCGTTTCCAATTTCTATAACGTCTGGACGCTTGATGATGGAGAATTACTACATCTTCTTTTTTGACCATATGAGAAGGTATTCTATCTCCCCCATATACTATAACTATATATTCGTATGGGAGAGGATATATTCTCAATTTATCTTTCCATCTTTCCAATACTTTTTGCATATTTCTTTGTTCCCATTGAGCATCGATTTCATTTTCAGCTATCCAGTCATCAAGAAATTTCAACATTTTTTCATTATAATTTAAATATAAAGTGCCACTAAGAGCTTCTCGTTTTGTGCCTGATTTTTTTCTCCATTGTAAATCAAAATCAAGATAATGTAAACTCATATCGTAGTCTTGTAATTTATATAATAATTTAGGATATTTTTCTATAGTAGCATCAGAATCAATAAAACAGACAGCTTCTTTATGTCTTAGAAGCATCTTCTTGATAAATTCGGCTTTATAATGAGTATTTTCTTGCCATGAACCAAAATCTTCTGGATATTCTATATCATATTTAAGCTTAAATTTCTTTAAAGTAGGTTTTAATCTTTGCTCAATTACTTGCATATAAGGAGTATTTTTAGTTGCATAAGATATTATTATCATTCTATTCTCATTTCCACGTTTGGTCGATTCTTAATCATTTCTATTATTATCTTTTTCTCTTCTTCTGGATTATGAGCTTCATGCACTCCGCTCTTTATTTGATGATACCATGTCCCAGATTTGAAGAAGTCAAATCCGTAAATAATGAGCTTCTTAAATTCAAGATGATTTAGTATAAAATTCAAAGCCATAAGTCCTGTTGAAGGACGATATTCTCCAGAAAGTTTATCGTATAATATTTGCCATTCTTCTTTGGGCACGAAATAGGCATTGTTTTTTACGAAAGGTGTAACTCGCTTTCGCCCAGGGGGGAGCCAGATTATGAATCGGGGATTAAAGTTTCTCTGTAATCTGACTCCATCTATTTTCGTTGATAAAAATAATATGTCTGTTCTACTACCTATATATTTAGATTTTCCTTGAGGTTTTCCTCTATTACATCTACAAATAACATCATATATATCTATATCTTTTTCATTCTTCAATATAGACCGTGAGTTGCCAATTAGACAAATTGTTTTATTGTTCATTAGTTTTTGTATATCTTTTATAGTAGGATTCATGATTTATTCTCCCAAATTCTCTGATATACTCTATCTTCTTCGGGAATTTCAAGAAAATCAAATAGTTCTTTTTGTTTTTTCTTATTATTTATTTCTTTTATATCTAATAGAAATATTCGTTTTGGGTATAGACCTATTAATCCCATACATCTAATATAATAATGATTTACATAGAAAGAAATAGCTTGTCTCTTTGATGTGGCATCATTATATTTTGGAAATGTTCTATCCCAATCTATATGTCTGTATTTGCCATCTTTAAATACTTTTGTATGAGGAGACATCCAATGATTGAATCCTCTTGATTTCTTCATAAATGATTTGACAGTTTCTTCGGCATCTCTTCCAAGAAGCACAAATTTAATATCTGTTTCTAATTTTTCTACAAAATAATCTATATAGTTCAAATAATAATGTGCAACATCTCCTACTAATTTACCTTCTAATTTTCTCAAATTATCTAATCTCTCTTTAGCTTCGTTTTGCTTAAACTTCCATGATAATCTATGATAAACTCCTCTATCTCTAAATTCATGAGATACGTTTACATTTTTACAATCATTAAGCAATTTAGCGAGAGATACTGTTCCGCTTCTTCCTGTCCCAAATCCTATGACATATCTCATTGTTCCTCCTCAAAAAACGGTATAATATAATTCAGATGAAATCTGTCTTTATTAATTACTGATTTCCAATTTAGTTTAGTTTTATTTAATCTTTTGCATGCTGATTCTTTCATAGGAATTTTCCATGATTTCCCAAAAGTGTTTTCTAATAACTTTTTTGAATTATGAGGAATCTTAAATTTTCTTCCGCAAAATTTTATTTCATCAAAAGTATTCATACATTCTAAAGGGAAACTATGTTTCCCTGAATTTGCATATTGATAATATTCTTTATTATTTTTTCGTAAGTAAATAATATGACAAGGAATTCCATATTTTCCTATTCTTAAAATATCATTATTCCAAATATAATCAAGTGAAATATTTTTTCTTATTAAATCTTCAGCAACTTTTTTGAATAATTTAGTATCGTTCCAAAAGCGAGTTCGCACTGCTAAATCAATATCTTTATCCCATGGAATGAAATCTCCGTCTCTAATTAAACCTAAAAGATTGCCTGCAAATATACAAAATTCTATATTGTGTTTCTCAAGCACATCCGCTATTTCAAATAAGAATTTTTTGGTGTTTGTTATATTCATTATATTAACTTATTTCTTTTTAAATATGAAATAATATATCGACAATAAGCAAACCAATAATCTCGATTGTGATTGGTCTTTCTATGACAATGCACACATAAAGTCAAAAGATTGTTCATATCGTTATTTTTCTTATCATAATCAATATGATGAACATCTAACTGTCTTTCGTTCTCTACTTGACTACATCCACAAATTCTACACTTATAATGGTCTCTTTGTCTTACTTGTTCTTTGAGAGCATTATCGAATTCTGCACCATATTCTTCAAATGAAAGTCCATATTGCCAATTCGGGTTTTTTTCTTTTGTAAAGTGTTTTCCAGCAAAATAATTCAACTTAGTTGACATTCTTTCGCTATGTAATTTGTCTGCACATTTTCTACATCTTGTAGCTCTATTTCCTATTTCTTTATTACAATCTATACAATAATGAACTTTTAAATATTCTCCGTGTATTATATGAGAACAAGAATTACATTTTCCTTTTCCATATATAGCAGTTTGTAAAGAAATCTTTTTTCCACAATCTTTACAGTAATGCTTTTTTAAACATCTTCCATCTATATAATTACTGTTATTTTTGCCTTTGCGATTACGTTTTTTAGTTTTCATCACTGTCTCAAATTAATTTTTGAATTCTTAAATAATTCATAATTTTTTTTGTGCTATTTTCTATACTTTCCAAATCAGTTTTTAATTCTATATGTGGATGTAAAGGAGGCTCATATTTTTGAGAAATTCCCGTAAAATTCGATATTCTCCCTGCACATGCCTGTCGATATAATCCTTTAGGGTCTCGTTGTTTACAAATCGATAAAGGACAATTAACATAAATCTCTATGAAATTTTTTATTTGTTTTCTGAATTTATTTCTTATATTTCTATCAGGAGAAATAAAAGAACATAATACTATAATTTTATTTTCTGCTAATATTTTAGCAATTGCAATAGCACGTTCTAAGTTGATTTTTCTATCTTCCAATGAAAATCCTAAATCTTTATTGATTGTTTTTCTTAATATATCTCCATCTAATTTTTGGACTTTATATCCTCTTTGTAATAGTTCTTGTGCTAATTTATCACTTATCGTAGTTTTTCCGCTTCCACTTAGTCCCGTAAACCAAATTACAGTCCCATTAGTTTCAATTCGTAAAGAAAATAATCTTAAAAATACTCCATGATATAAAAAATATAATATCATATTAATACTATTCCAAATCAAAGAAGCTCCAATAGCACCATATTGTTGCATAGCTTGTTTAGCTCCAACTTTAAAAAATATAGCATTAACACCAATAACGAAAATTCTATAAGCTATTCCTTGCCAACTAAATGTTTTTTTATTGATTTTTTTTAGTTTCATATTTCATTCTCCCAATTCATGTCTCGTTCAATTAATTGATATAGTCGTTTATTATATTGAGCATAATAATTTTTCAAATAATCTATGACAAATTGTGATAATTTAGCATATCTCCTGACTTTTAATAATACCAAATTCATTTCTTCGGTTTTTAAGTCATGTCTTATTTTTACGTTATATTTTGACAGACCTAAAAATTCAAATACAGTATTCGTAATCAATTGAGGGGATTTAAAAAAATCTTCGCTTTTAATAATCATAATTTGATTTCTTGAAAAATATTTAAACCAATGTTTGAGCATATCTACATATATACTTTTCTTCAGAAAATTTTGTCCTCTATAATTAAGTTTAACTTCTGGATTTTTTTCAATTTTTTCTAAAAATTCTTTCAAAGTTAATGCTATGGGAATTTGCTTTTTCTTTTTACATAATCTTAAATATCCATAAAAATGAGAGTAACTTCGAGTAATTGGATTTCTTAATAATACTATCAATTTTACATTAGGAAGAAGATTTTTAACTCTTGCAGGAGTCTTTTTGTAATATAAGTAATAAGGAGTCGCTTCTCCACAAATTTCATCTTCTGCACAAGAATTAAATTGTTTTCTATAAAAATTTATCCCTTTTTCATATATATCATCTTTTTCAAAAAAATATAATTCCTTTCTTTTGGCGGGTTGAATTTTTGGATGTTGAATTAACATATTATATAAACTGGTTGTTCCGCATTTTGCCATTCCTATAATCAAAAAGCTCGGTAATTTATTTATTCTTTTTCTCATTTAAAATCTCTTTTCGATAATTCATATAAAATCATTTATCGAGATTCGTTATATTTTTTCCATTCATCTAAAATTTTTTGCACTTCTGAAGGAACATCATTTAATTGTCCAGCTCTGATTTTTGTTCCAGAAATATTTTTAATTTTATCAGGAACTTGAATGATTGAATATCCAATTTTTCTTCCAACTGCAACTCCTTCTATATCAGGAATAATAATGACTTTTACTCGTTCTTCTTCAATTTCTTTCTTATAAACAGCTTCAATCATCATTTTTCTTAATGCAGTAGAATATTTTTCTTTGCTATCTCGCACAGCAATACAGACTGGTTTCCCTGTATTGACATAACTATCTATTATATACTTATGTCCATTATGAAAAGGACTCCAACGTCCTATAAATAACCAATAACGCATCATTTTCGTCTCCACACTGCATAAAAACCGTAATTTTTATTATTTGTTATCGATATTTCATTGTCAAAAGTTTCAAAATCTAAATTTCTAAAAAACTCACGAGAATAATATAAATGAGGGGGATAAGAATTCATTCCTCGTTCTCTTCTATACCTCTCTCGTTGTTCTTTTTTTGCTTCGTCAGGAATATCACAAATAATTACACAGTCTGCATAACGCTTCATCTCTAAAAAAATATGAGAAGCGTAAACAGTATTAGAGAAATATTGAACAGTGCCATGACAAATAATATAATTATAATGTCCTCTCATTATTATATCATCTCCAACAGCAAAAAGTCCAGATGGATTATTTTTGATAGCTCTTTCTATCATGCTGGGAGATATATCTATACCATATTTTTGACATCTTAATTTCTGTAAAATAATTCCACTTCCACACCCATAATCTAAAACTTTATCTTCTTGTCTAATTGCAAATTTATCAGTTAAGTATAATGCTAATTTAACAGCATTTTTTTCTCCTATTTGATTATATCCTCCATTTACTTCTATATCATTTTTATCAGAAGAGGCGACTCTTTCCCAAACAGATTTCCATTCATTTTTAACTTTATCTTTAATCGCAGTAGAAGATATACCTTTCATATGAGAGATATATACTATTTTCCCTCCTATGTCTCTCATATATTTGACTAATTCTTTAAAACGTTCAGCTTCTTTATGTTGAGTAGATAAACAAAATATTTTAGCATTTGCTCTTTTTGCATGGTATATATAATTAGTATCTTCATATATAAAAGCATCATCTACACATTCTAAAGCTTTTATTGTTTGCATTCTTATATTCTCAGATAGAATAGGTTTCGTTCCTTTCATAGATTCTACACCTTTATCACTTTGCACTCCTACAATTAAATAATCTCCTTGAGTTTTTGCTTTTTGAAGATATTGAATATGTCCAATATGAAGCATATCGAAAACTCCTGGGGCATAAACAATATTTTTCATTTTTCTATTCTCCTTATAGGTTTTATATCTTTAAAAATTGCGACTAAATTAAATTCTTGCACTTGATATATAACACCTAAATACCTTTTCTTCAAATATAATAAAAGCCCATGTAATCCTCTATATCTAAATTTCTCTAATAAGTTATTTTTATCTTTTCTTAAATCATAAATCCGTTTTTTATTCACTTTTGCTACATAAATAAATTGAGATGATTTAAATCTATTTTCTGAAATCGGTAATTCGTTATACCAAAAAGTTCGAGGAACTGGAGATATTTTCATGTCATTTAAAGTATAATAATGTTCTCCAAAATATTTTACTTTTACAATATTGAATTTTCGGTCTGATGGGTGATACAAAATCATTTGTCGCAATTTTCCTCATGTTCTTTTTTGACGTTTTCTATCCATTCTTTAAATTCATCATCTGTAATAAATCTGTCTCTGCAAATTAATTGCCAAATATGTCCACAATACATACAAAAAAAGGTTTGAACATCTTTAGGCGTTTTTGTCATTTTTAGATTCTTTCATTCTTTTGATTAACTTTTTTATCGTATTTTCCATTACGTTTTCATTCTTCGCAACTGATAGCCAAAAACTCTTCTTTTCTTTACGATTTACAAACTGTCTATTAAGAAACTGAACGAAACTATAAAGTTGTCTCATTTGTTCAAGCACTTGTTGTCTTTCAGCGTCTTTGCGTTTTTCATTTAGTTTCTGTGCTTGTTTCATTGTTTTTTCAGCATGTTTTTTATAGAGCCAAGTAACTATTTTACCATACATTATTTTATCTCCTCTGCGTCTTCTCCGTCTATATACAGTCTATCATATGTTTCTACAATATGCACCCAACCTTCAAGAGTAAATATTCGGGAGCTATCCCATGAAGAATGTGCAAGCTCTACTTTATTTGATTTTCCATCAAATTTAATCCACATTTTTTACCTCTCAAATAGTTTATTTATCATCCATTCTATTAACATCAAAAAAGTAAAAATTGACCATAAAAATATAGCTTTTACTATTAAATAGATTTCTTTCAATTTTTTAATCATTTATCTACACCTCCAAATTTACTTTTCCTAAATTTACAATTTCATCATCAATTACTATATCAGCTTTTACATTTCCTTTTTCAGCTATGACGGCCTGTAATCCTAATTTACCTGCCCATCTTTCAGCGTAATCAATTCCTCCCCCTGACCAAATAATCATAGTGCATCCAAATCTTTCAAATAAATGAAATAATTGTATTACTTCATATCGAGGAGTATCTGGTTCATGACCAGGGACTCCTTCGGGATATATTAATGTGCCATCTACATCAAATGCTACTGTCATTGATTACTCCGTTTCACTGAGGTCTTCGTAATCTTCGGGTTTTCCTATTCTGCGAAGGTAATCTTTTCCACCATCTATACTGACTTTTCTGCACTTACAAGTTCTAAAGTCATGTCTATATTTACTTTCGATTATACTTCCACAGTGCTTACATTTTATTCGATTTCTTATTATCATTGATTTCCTCCTTGTCCAAATCTATCACTTTTATAAAAGAAGGTATATCATCCAGTCGATGGATGACAAGAAATAATTGAAAAGGTAAATTGTGAAATAATCCTAATATATGCTCAAGATTTTCTCTGTCAAGTGAGGACATCCCTTCATCTGCCACTATCAGACCTGTCTCTCCTCGTTCCAATAATATAGCGAGTTTGAAAGCGATTTGTAATATAAGTTTTTGTCCCGTTGATAAATCTTTGTATTTGTATTCTACTTCATCTTTTTGTAGAGTGATTCTGAATTTATTTTTATCATCTATTTCAAATCGAACTTGAAAATTAATTTTTGCTAATACATCATTTATAATTGGTTCTAATATTTTAACGCTTTCAGTTAAATAATAAGTAGACAGTCTATCTATTTCTTGTATAGCTCTTTTTACTATTAATATATCTTTTTCTGTATATTTATAATCACTTTGCTTCATGCGAGTTTGAAGTTTCAATTTTAAGTCTCTTAAAACAACCATTTCTACCTCTATATTATCTTTAACTCTTTTATGCTGACCTATAATATCATTCAAAAATTCAATTTCTGTAGTCTGATGACCTATGCGATTATTGATTTTTTTAGTGCGAGCTCCTATTTCGGAAAGTAACGATTTTTGATGACTTTCTGAAATAGCTTGACCACAAGCATAACATTTAGTATTTGATAACATCTTATCTCGTTTATACTTTAAAGTTTGTTTTTCTCCTTCTAATCTTCCAATTTCTCTCTGTGCAGTGTTTAACCCAATCTCAATATCTCTAATCGTCTTTCTTAACTCTCTATCTTGTTTTTCTAATTCTTCTAATTTACTACATATAAGTTGTAAGCGTTTTGTGGAGGGATAATGAGTATATATTATTGCTCTGTTTTTACTGTAGATTTCTCTCTCTGTTTTAATTTGTAAGAGTTTTTTTCTTATATTATTAAATGTATCTTCAGAAGCAGAAAATATAATCTGTTTTAGAGTTGTCGGCCCTTCATCTAAAAAATTAGTATCTTTAGAATAAGCATCCACTATACGAAATTTCATAAAATTAAGACGGTCTCCAAAAGTAAGATTGATGAAATCTTGAGCTTCTGTTAAAGTAGTAAATTGTAATTGCTTATTATTCTCAAAAATCGTCAACTTGGATGGATATAACCGAAGAATTCTATAATATTTATTATTATGCTTAAATTCTATTTCAACAGAGCAAGATTTCGCTATATTTCGTGTAGGTAAGTCTTTTAATGTTTCCGAAAGAGAATACCCGTATAATGCAAAAAGTATGCTCTGAAGAGCTAAGGTGCTCTTACCTGACCCATTAGAACCACGAATTAAGACAGAATGTTCGAAATATTCGTCTTTTTCTATGAAACATTTAAAATTTTTTAATACTATACGTCTAATTAACATTAATATAACACCATCCTCTTGTAGGGGGTTTTTTAGGTTGTTTAAGATTAACTCTCTCTAATGGCTCAAAATATATAACTTTCTTTTCTCCATCATCAGTAAATTCATAATCATTACCAATATAATCTCCTTGAGCATAAATATGATTTCCATCAGAAAAATAGACTTTATTAACAACTTTAGTTTTTAAGTTAGGGTGAATAGAAACTGTCCAATAGCAATAAATAATATCTGAAGAAACTTTGTCTTTCATTTTATGTTCTACTTTTTCTGGTTGTGCATAAATTAATATATCCATTCTATTTCTCCTTTTTTATCTCCTTGCCACATATCTTACATAAACGAATATCAGTTACTATACCTCCCATAAGATATAGCATTTCTTCTTTAGTAGCTTCTTTTGGGACTTTACACTTACAATAGTTAGAATCTTTTGCCATGTTTATAAGGCCTCTTTTTATTTATTTCCATTTTTTTTCGTAAAGCATTTTCAATATGTAATCCCATTCCATAACTAAAATCTAATAATCGTATTAACACATCAGCCAATTCTTCTACAAAATGTTCTTTATCCTTTGGATTTTTTCTATAACTTTCAAATGCTTCGCTAACTTCAGAAACTATTAAACATAAAGCTTCTCCTACATTTCTATAAGGTTTACCATTTTTTCTTTTCCAAAATCCATGAGCATCTGCTATTTCAAAACATTCTTGAGCAATTCGTCTAATTGCTTCTACATTAAAATGTTCAGTTATTTTGACTAAAGTTAAATTTTCAATATTATTATTTTGAGGATTGCCATCTTTATGATGAATATAACAATCTTTAGGTATTTTTTTGTTATAATATTTTTCCCAAATATATCTATGAGCTAATTGATTATAAACTCCTAAAGAAGGATTACTAATACGAACATGTCCACCAGGATTATTGATACGAAAACTAAAGTTATTACCTAATATATTTTTTATTTTGCTATTTCTCCTAAATCTACATATTTTTAGAAATTTAGCATGATGATTAATCGAATACCAACTTCTTTTTAAATATGACAATATTTCCTTTTTATTTCCCCATTCATAATTTTCTTTAAGATATTTTTCTTCTTGCTTTGTCCAAAATTTATGTTTAGGATTTGGATTTTTATGTTCTTTTCTATATTTTTGATTATATATTTTAGTTTTTTCTTTATTATTTAAAAGACAGCAATTTTTACAATATTTGTGATTATTGCCTGTAGCAATAAATAAATTATTACATAGTTTACAATTCTTTTTCATACTTTGCTTTTTATCCTTTTTCATTTTTATTTCCTCCATTTGCCTTTGGGCACTATATCAACAATTTGATATTCATCTAACTGTTCTTTTTTCATAGCTATTTCTTTCGCTCTTTCTAAAGATGAAGCTCTTACAGTAATATAATCATAACAATCATCTGGTTCATAAGTTACAATGTAAGTTCTTAATTTTTTTCTTCTTTTCATTTTATCTCCTTCCACATTTTTTTAACTTTATCAAATATTTTTTTTAATTGTTTTATATTCTCTTTTTTTGATGAACAAATTATAGGCAATCTAATCATTACAATAGGTTCTATCCCTAAATCTTTCCTACTAACCCATCTATTATATAATATATATTCTCCCACTAATTTTTTTTCTTTACCTACGATATTTGGATAACAACTCACACACCAATTAATTTTATCAAGATTACTGTTTATCATTTTATTATCTCCTTTAAAAGAGCTTTAACATCCTTATCCTTTATTTTTTCTATTCCTTCTCTTAACACGTCTATCAATTTATGTCTTTTAGTTTCTTCGATTTTATCTTCTTTATTTAAGATAGTATTGCCCAATTCTAATTTAAGTTTAAATTCGTAGAACTTATCTTTATATTGTGCGATTTGATTTATCTCGTTCTTAAATTGAGTATAAGAATTTATAATCAACCTGCATTTTAAAGGGATTTTATTCATTTCCAATTCTCCATTATATAAGTAAAATAAGCATACCAATAGTCCCGATTTTTGTTTGCTCTTAAATTATAAAATATGGTAGCTGTGCAACAATTCAATTCTTTTGCTATTTTGTGCATAAATTTGTTCTCTTTTATATATTTTTGTATTAAGATTTTTTTATTTGTTTTCATATTTTTTAATTTCTTCTTTTAATTCTGTTACAGAATTAAAATCTTTCATCGGAATTGGAGTATTCAATTTTACTCTTTGCCCGTTAAGTCCATCTAACATAATCATCATATATTTATAATCATCATTGACTTCATTAAAATTTACATATCTACAAGACCCTAAATGTAATACGTTTCGTTCTAACTTTTGGTAAGTATGTTGATGACCTAAAATCGCTAATTGATACTTTGTTAAATCTTTGGCTTTTTTTTCATGAGTGCCATATTCATAAGTAGATTGGTCAGTCATATAATGCCCATAATAAATATTATTATCATCTATGTATTCATCTACAACTTCTATTCCTAAATATTGTAAATAATCTATTGCACTTGTATCTCTGGTCTTATCGTGATTACCTCTAAGAAATATAACTTTTTTATATAATCGTTTAAAAAAGTAAGCCCATTTAGTTCCAAAAATAATCTCTTTTGCTGTGGGTCTTTTTTTGTCATAATAATCTCCCAGCATAATCAAAATATCTCCATCTTGTTTTACTATTTCTTTAAAAATAGTTTCAAGTTCTGTAATTGACTTTTCAGAAATATGAGGGTCAGCGAAGATAACCTTCTTCATTTTTTATCTCCTAAGAGATATAGCTGGGAGAGATTTCTTTTTCTCTCCCAGCAATAAAATTATTTCGTCTCTTTTTTCTTATCTTCAGCAGGTCGCTTACTCTGAATCTTATCAACGCCGAGCTTATCCATTATACGAACCAAGCTGGTTCTGATACTTAATGCAACTTTACTGACTACTTCTACGGATTTCATAATAGCTTTAAGCTTTTCTGCCGTAGTAGCGTCTGAATCTACAACTTCTTTAGCTTTCTTAATCTCCATTCTTGCATCTTTGCCCGTAATCACAATTTACCTCCTTTTATTCTTCGTCTTTGCCAAAGTTCATTTCGCCATCTTTATTATCTTCTATCAAGTCTTTCATCAATTCATCAACATCTTTCACATTTTGAAGCATTTGTATTCCTAACACACAGTATTTCTTGGTCGAAAGATTGTTCATTATCTGTGCTAATCTTTTGCGACCTTTAGCTAATGTATAGAAGATGTCAAATTTTTTAACATTAACTAATGCTATCAAATAATTCTCATCATACTCCTTCTGACTTTTATCAAACTTTAAATTATCGAATATACCCATTCTCTTCCTCCAATTGTTTTCTTAATTTTCTTTTTGCTCTCTTTCTATTATATTTTTTATCGCTTTCCTTAATACGAGTGTGAGGATTAATAGTCCAAATTTTTCTGATTTTGAGTTTAATGGGCTTCCAGCATTTTGAACAAACAATTTCTTCATTCGTATAAGAAACTCTGGCTTTTTTACATTGACAGTATTTAGACTTCTGCTTTTTTGACATCTTTCTCTCTTTTAGTTGTTTTTTTTCGTCTTTTTCTCTTTTTGGGTTTTATTTCAATAACTTCCCCAATGTCCCAGTTCATAGCTTCAAAAATACTATCTAATTTCATCAAAATATTACGATTAATCATTTGTTCCCAATCTATTTTATCTCTGTTAATATGTTTGTCATTTTTCTCATCAAATGCTAATACTAACCCTTTACCGCTTTCATCTGTTCCTTTCATAAAGATATAATAGTATGGGTCTCCCACATTCTTTTCAAATCCTTCAGTGTTGCGTAATGCTCGTAAGAATATAGGAGTATTCTTATATAAATTGGGGTCTCTTCCTAACTTACATGGAAAAGAAATTTCTGCCAATTTAGCGTTCTTAACTTTTTCGACTTGTAATTTAATCCATTCAAATATACTTTCTTTGTCTTCTTTATTAAAAATTTTATCTATTAATTCTGTTTGAAATTCTTTAATAAATTGATTACTATCTTTACGTTTACTTTCAATTCCTTTAGTTTCTATATCTAAATCCCCGTTAGGTTTTCTTAAATGTCCTTTATATCTGCATTTTGTTAAAATAAGAAGCTTCTCAAATTGTCCTTCGTATTCAAATTCTATACCATGATTTTCTTTGTTGTATTTTGTTTTATACCATTCTTTTATGAGTCTATTTAAATAATCTGTTAAATTGTCTGAACTTTGAATAAAGACAGAATCCGTATCTACATATATAACTTTATGACCGTCCTTTTCGCAGTTATCTTTAACATGATGTAATATACTCCTTACTATATAGGTCGTTGCAGAAGCTACTTTTGGGTCAAAAAGGCGAAAATAAGGTGAACCAAAAACTCCATAGGCAGAGTTTACCACTGCCTTAATAGCATCATACATCTTTTTTATATCTTTATATATTTTATCTTCTGTGCTTGTTGTTGACAACTTTTGCTTAATTTCAGTTTTTAAAGTTATTAACTTCTTAACAACTGTAGGTAATAATGCATTAGAGTTTTGTTTGAAATAAGTATTTTCGATTTGGAGTAGTTTGTTATTATCTATTTCATTTAATTGAGCTTTATTACTTAAATTTTCTATATTTGCTGGGTCTAAACAAAAGTCAATTATAGCGTTTGGATATGCCGAAGACAAGTCGTATTTTCCTATATTCCAAAAAGCTCCTGTCTTAAATGCTTCTCTGTATGCCCCCTCAAACTCTTCTTTCTCTACATCTTTCTGACGCATTGGCAACACGACATTTTGTCGTTTTGCCTCCGAAAGCAATAGTGCGTCAATTATTCTCGAATTGTATATTAAATCCTCCCATTCTACTTTAGCTAAACGTCTGATTTCGTCAAAATAGGGAATTAATTTCTTTTTTTCTTCTAAATGTTGCATTATTTCAACATCTTCTCTATTACGTTCTTTGACTTCTTCTGATAACTTTGAGAAATCGACTTCTGTATGAGTTTTACCCGCTCCCAGATGTCTCTCTGCGATATGGTCGAGAGTATATTGACGTTCTCTGTTTTGAGTTATGATTTTGAACCAAGTTAGATAATCAACTATACTAATCCCTGCGGGGTAGAATAATTCTTTGTCTCCGTATCTAACTTGGCCTATTGGACTGATTTCTTCTGCGAATGTCATACCCGTCAAATTATTATACCTATTAGATAGATAATGATAGTCAAATCGAATATACCAAGAGAACCATATATCAAAGGATTCTTTTTTCATATAAACTATAAATTCATTGAGCATAGTGGGTTCATCTTCATAATCAGCTAAAAAGAAAGTTTGTATATTTTTATACAAAGAATTGTATACCGAGATACAAGAAATTGGATATTCGGCTCGTTGAACATTTGGCTTTTTTGTAGATTGAACCTCAATATCTAAAAAGCAATATTTAATGTCAGTCTTTTCTATTTCGTCTATTTTGTCTATTAAATATCTTCTCGTAAAAATTATATCAGATTCGTAACTATTATCTGTTCTATTTTTAGCGACTTCTTTCGGTGTAGAGACAATAACTTTCTTTAAGGATTCGCCTTTATATCCTTTATAGTTTCCCTCAACACAAGGAGTATAGAAATAAGGAAAAAACGAATTATTGATTTCTACAGTTAATTCTCCTCTATTATTACGTTTAAATAAATAAATTTTTCTATTTTTATTGTATATATTAACTAATTGCATTGAATTTTAATATTCTCCTCTTTAATCGTTTGATATTATTTATTATATTTCGATAACTAATATTTTTAGATAGTTCAATATATTCACAATTTTTTAATGTATAATCTTTATCATTATTTATTCTATGAATACTGGGGCATTTCATTAAATATGCTTTGTTTTTAAACCAAAGAAATTTTAAATCTTTTATTGTAAGTCGATTTTTTATTCCTCTACCTCCATAATATTTAAAATGCGAATTATTCGGATTATTACATCTTTGATTTATATTTTTAAAGGTTACTATCCATGGATATTTTTTACGAAAATTTTTACCGTATTTTTGTATTCTTATTTTATATTTAGAATAATTTTTATTGGCGAATTCTCGTTGTTGTTTGCGAATCTTATCTATATTATTTTTTCTCCAATCATATCTCGCACAAATATCAGAGCAATATTTTTGTTGTTTATAAACAGAAATGAATTCTCCTTTACAATATTTACATTTTTTTGATTTATATTCTGACCCTTCCCAAGAAGTTCTTGTTTTAATATTATACAATTTTAAATAATTTGCAATTGTCGCAGAAGAACAATTTAATTTTTTCGCAATTTGTTTCAAAGACTTTCTATTTAATATATATTCTTTTTCTAATAATTTTTTTGAAAAATTAAATTTTTTCATTTTATTAACTTTTATATTTGCACATTTTTTACATCTTATTGATACATCACAACAAGTTTTCCCACAATCTTTACATTTATTTGTTAAATATTTTTTCTGTCGTTTATTCATTATTTAATTCCAAATATCCTTTTTTTCTTAATTCGGGAATACTAATATATTTTCCTTTAATAATTCTTCCCCCTAAGACGTTTCTATTAATATCATTTGTATCTATCTTTCCATTATTTACATAAGCAGTTTCAACCATTATACTATTCATTAAAGCTACGAAACGGTGTTTTAATGGCGGTCTAACTTCAAAAGATTCATTTTTCTTTAAGATAATTCTTCCAAACTCCGTTTCAATCCTAACTTTTCCCTTAATAACAGTAAATAGATTAATTTTAGATTTGTGAGAATGTGTGCTACAAAAAGTATCTTTCTTTAAATGAAGCAAATCTAATTCTATAGTATTTGTTAAAAGTATTCTTCTTCTTGTTCCCCAGACCTTATGTATATTTCCGCTATCCATATTAACCCTCTTCTTTCCCTGTTAATCTGGCTTCGACCTGAATTTGTTTTAAAATACTCTGTAAACTTGATATAGCCTTTTCACAGGATTCTCGATATGCTTGTATATAGTTTCTTACTCTTCTATATTCTGCAACATGTTCACTGGCTTGTTTCTCCCCAACAGTAGAGACAAACTTTTTCCCTGCATTTTCCATATCCATACGAATTTTGTTGTAATATCTAACTTCTCTATTTTTCTTTTCAGTTCCAACAACAGCAACTACTGTATTCAGAAGCCCAAATATGCCTGTTAATTCTTGTAAAGCATTTACGACTTCTTTCGGATTATCGGAAGAAAGCAATCCGTCTTTCATACAATTCATCCAATAATCTGTTCTATTACACAATTTTTCACATTCATCAATTACTTGGTCAAGAGTTTCATTATCTTGACAAAGCTTCTCAATATCTCTTATACGCATAATTTTCTCCTTATAATTCTTTGTTAATGATTATTATTTTATTATTTACTAATTTATTTCCCAATTCTTCTATCTCTGTTTGAGATAATATTCTTTTTGGTGTAATTATCATACAACAAGATTTTTCTAACGTCGTTAATATAAATTCTCGTTCTCTTGTGCTTAATTTATCAAATACATCTAAATATTTATTCAAAAATTTCAATAGTGGATTAAGTTTTATTTCCTTCTCTTTAATTTTCTCTAAAATGAATTTCTCCGTCAAATTTTTTATTAGACCATTTTTCAGTAAGCCGTTTGTGCAATTCTTTTAGTGTTTCATTTTCATTACAATCTATAACTTCAGTAAATGTAGTGAAATCTTCAGGGCTTATTTGCACACTTGATTTATATGTTATTGTTATTTTCATTATCTACTCCTCATAAGTTTACTTAATTCCCAGGGATGCCTTCCACCTCCAAGATAATCATTATTTACCCAATAACCTACAGTATTACAAGCAGTAGCATATTCTCCAAAACGTTTTCCGTTCTTAAATTCTATACCAATAACTGTAGCTTCTTCGCCTGTTAAATCATCAAAAACTTTCTCATTAACATCAAATTCTGTATTGATTTTCATTATTTTATCCTCTTCCATATTTCTTTTTCTATTTTCTTCCAGACTTTATTATCCAATTTTGCACAGAATTTTTCTGCCCCTTGTTCTTTAATTTTATCATATTTATAGTAAGACCCTGCTCGTTCAATTATCCCATACTTTATAGCAGAGAATAGCAAACTTTTCTTATTATCTATTCTCCCATCAAAATAGAAATCAACAACTGCTTGACGATAGGGAGTTCCTTTTTTATTCTTAATACATTTCATCTTTATTTCCCAGCCAATTCTATCTTTCTTCTGTCCACTCCCATGTTCAATAGGTGCACCTGTTTTGAATTCTATTCTTGTGTTATACATATGTTTGATTGCTCGTCCACCACCAGTAGTATAGGGATTACCAAACATAACCCCTATTTTCTCTCGTAGTTGATTAATAAATATCATAGTGGTTTTCTTATGAGCAATTGCTCTATATATTTTTCTTGTAATAAGAGCATTAACTCTTGCCTGTAATCCCATAGTAGGTTGATTTGTTTCTCTATCTATTTCTTCCTCAGGAATTAATCCTACTATACTATCTATAACAATTAAATCCACTTCTGGAATAAGTTTCACAAATAAATCTCCAGCTTCTTCTAAAGATGAAGGTTTTACTATTAAAAGTTTTTCATTGTCTACGCCAATTTGCTCAGCCCATTCTTTATCATAGGAATTTTCAGCATCCATATAGACGCAAACTTTTCCTTGTTCTTGAAATTTCTTAATTATATGCAAAGCAAAAGTTGATTTGCCTGTGCTTTCTGCTCCAAAAAATTCTATTCTATGTCCGCCTTCTGTTTCATGAATTCCTCCAGATAGCACATAATCAAGAGGAAATATTTCTGTAGATATAATATCTTCTTTATCTATATCTTTCGCTTTCTTAATATTATATTTGTTCTCTAATTCTTTTAGTATTCTATTTAGTCTTTCATTTTTTTCCATCTTTCAATTCACTCCTTATAAACTTTAGATTATTTTTATTGTAGGGAGCTGTTAAATCTATTTCAAATATTCCTAAACTATCTTCGCATTGTTCTCCAATATTATCTTCATAAATAATATGCCAAACTCTGATTTTGAGTTTCTCTTTGGAAGCTTCAAGAATTTCATAGCAAAGACTTTCACTCATTCTGCCCCATTCATCTTCATCTTCATGAAGGTCAACTCTTAATCCGCAATTAATAAGATGAGAATGGCGAAATCTACCTATGAGTTTAGGTTTTCTTTTTATTCTTCTTTTCATACTTCTCTCTCCTTACTTCATGAATTATCTCGTTAATCCAAGTGTTCATAGCTTCTTCTCTCGAATCAAATTGTTTAAAATCTTCTAACTTTAATCTACCTAAAAAATTTTTATATTTATAGAGCCATTCAATAAAAGACAGTTCAATTTTTAGCCAATGTTCTTTATGAAATTTCTCAAAAAATTCATTCATCTTTTATACCCCACATATTGTCTCGCTTGAAAATGTCCAAATTCAGGTTCATATTTATTAATCCATACCCAAATTTCTTTCTTACATAAAGGGCATTTCCAAAGAATTTCTCCGTCAAATTTACATTTATGATTAATAAATTCATCTTCATAAACAACTTCATTATGTCCAAATTTAATGTGCTTTATACCAACAATATGATTACATTTAGATTTCTTAAATAAACGTAATAACTTTATTACGAACATTGAGATACCCCCAACAACGACGCCATTGAGCATCTTTCCACGCTTTGCATTGAAACTCACAATTAGGAATAGGTTCTATCCCTCTAATAAGCTCATCTTCAATGTGATTATGTTCCCATTTATAAGTTCCGTCTTTCTGTTTAGTATAGCGAGTCCAGATGGTTATAGGTTTCATTTTATTTAAAATCTCCGAATAATTTTATAAAATAAAGATATTAAAATAACAGCTACACTTAAACTGAAAATTAAAAAGCCTGTATGGCTATATAACATAGTAGAACTTAGAAAGCAACTTATTGTCGCTATAAAAACTATTTTCCAAAATAATTTATTCGGTTCTTCCATTATTTCTCCTTAATTAGACCATTAATAGCCAAAATTAATGCGTCCACCATATCAGAGTTCTTTATCTTAGTATTCAGTATTTTGTTCATTTCATTCATTACTATTTTTTTCTTTTTGTTACAAGGTAAGCTCAAACCTTTCCTGGCTTGAACGGCTGTCTTCCACATTATCTTCTTACAGTCAATTTCTTTTGCGAGAGTCCAGGCAATTGCTCCTATTCTTGCTAATAAAATAGTTGTATAAGCATTAAATGAATGAAAAACGTCCTCAATCACAACAATATAATTTGATTTTATAAGCTTTTTCAATTGTCTATATAATTCTTCGTATCTAAGAGCATTTTTTAAAACTCTGTCTTTAATCCCTTTTACATCAATATTAATAAACCCAATATCTAATTTGATAGTTTTAGTATTCGTTTTTGCGATACAATATCCCGATTTGCTGGCGGTGTCTAATCCAAGAGATACAGCATTTCTTTTTAATTTGATATTAAACGCCTTTTCTATTTTTTTAATTGGATATTTCATTTCAATAACTCCTCAACAAAGTAAACTAAACTCATTATAGGTTCTCCAGTCGCCTTATTTTTTTTGTTATCATAAGCCGAATAAGCTATATCGAGATGAATCCAATTTTTGGGGTTTGGAATAAATTGTTTTAGGAACATTCCCCCCATAATAGTCCCACATTTTTCCTTAGAAGTATTCGTTATTCTTTTTTTATTAAAAGATTTTTGTAAATAGTCCCATAATGGAAGTCTCCAAGCAAGTTCGTTTGCTTTTTTGCTCGCAAGTTTGTATTTATGAGTAAATTCTTTAGTTGGAGTCATAAAAGCGGTTGCTTTTTCTCCAATAGCATAAGCACATACTCCTGTTAAAGTAGCTATTGTTATAATTATATCATTCTTTTCAACAGTAAGTTGACTTAATGCTTCAGCTAAAATTAATCTACCTTCTGCATCTGTATTTGTTATTTCTACAGTTTTATTTCCTATCTTGATGTAATCGCCAGGAGTAATTTGGTTATTATGTATAAAATTTGTAGCGACAGGACAATAAGCGATTACATTATTATTTTTAAAATAAGAAGATACAGCAAATGCTATTGCCATTCCGCTCATATCACATTTCATATTATTCATTTTTCCAGAAGATTTTAAATCATATCCTCCTGCATCAAATAAAATCCCCTTACCTATTAAATAAATATTTCTTTTGGAAGATGGAATTGAAGAAGCAATAATACCTGCATTTTTAGATTGTCCAGACATTAATTTAATAGGTTTTTTAGAAGAAGTATTTATAAAGTGTATATTTTTTAATTTATAAATATTAACAAATTTTTTCTTGTAATTAGCTAAATTTAATTGATTATAAGGCATGTTGATTAACTTTTTAGCTGATATTATATATTGATTTAATTTTTTATTCTTCATTTTCTAATTTCTTTTTTTGTTCTAATTCTGAAACTAATATGAGTTCTTTAGTTTCCCAATTATAATATGCTGGTAATTCATAACTTTTAATACGTATTTTAGCATCTCTTAATTTGTCTATTTTAAATTTGCCATATTCTCCACTATCTTCATTATCATAAATATATCTACAAGCAAAAGCAGGGAATTGTTTTATTAAATCTTTAGCTAACCATTCGTTATTATCTCGTAACTGAACAAAAACAATTAATATTCCTTTAGTTTCACGCACTTTATCATTTAAGTTTTGTAATATTTTATCTGTTTCTGCATAACTTTTTGGACATAACCAATCAATTATAGTAATAGCATTTTGTTCTAATTCTACATTATTAGGATTAGAAGTTTCTTCCCACTTAAAATCTCTTTCTTTTAATCCGAGTTGTAGTGCTATTTTTGCCCATCTTGAACCACCTTCAAGAGAAAGATAATAAGGAGTAATTTTCTGTTCAACTAATTGTTTAACTATATTCATGGCTATATGAGTTTTTCCTGTAGCGTTTCTTGACCCGATAATAATTAAATCTCCAAAATGAAAGTGCATTAAATCATAAAAATATGGCATTTGAAAATCAATCGGAACTCCTATATTAATCAAAGTTTCTTTCCATTCTACTTTTTTTCGAATGGAATAACTTCTCCCTATTTTAGATACATATCTTTCTTTAACCAAATATTGTAGAGCTTTATCTATTCTCTTTTTTTCCTCTCCTCGATTAGTTCCTACTATTGCCATAGCAATTTCATTTCTATTAGCTTCTTCTATGTCTCTCAAATATTCTAATACTTTATGAGCCAACTCTTTTTCATCAAAGTGAGTATATTTATCTAAGCTATTTATCATAGCTCGCATTTCTTTGACGGGGAGAGGTCGTTTACATAAAACTTTATTAAGCATATGTAAAGTATACTCGGTTTGTTTTTTATTAAGTTCTTTTCTCAAAATTCCACCTATTCTTACTAAAGATGAATTTCTTTGTCCTTCTCCCAATACCCCTAAATTAAAATCTTCTGTTTGTATATCTTCACTTATCTTTTCACTTTGAGTTTTGCGAGGGACGGTCATTTGTTTCTTTAGATATTCTTTTAATTCTTCGGGCATTTCTGCTATCTTTCCAAATTGTTGAATTTTTCTTTCCTTATCTTTAATTCTCGAAGGATATATCACAACTTGCCCACCATCATTCTCTATATCTATTTTGATTTCATCTATACGAGTTTTTGGTAAGTCAGAGTCATATTTATAAAATAAATGATAGCCCTTTGTTGTTTCTTGAATAAAAGTGCTATCATCTCTTAATAAATTTTTGATTTCATTTGGTATTGGTTTTTGGTCTATATCCACTACAATAATATTGCTTACTTTTCCCGTTTTAACTCCTATGTTAAGACCGTCTTTTATCCATCGCATCCATTCATTTATATCTTTATGGGTTTTCTTTGTCCATTCTTTTTCTGCGGGAATTTTTCCATTAGTAACTATTGGAACTAAATCGAACCCCCATTCTTGATATTTCTTTAATATATCTTCTACTTTTACTTCATCTTGTTTTGTCATTACTTTAATGTTTAATATATCTTTAAGATATTGTAAGATTTCTTCATCTGAAGCATCTGGTTTATCCAATTTTCTTGCAATATCTATAACTGTAAAATATTCTCCAAAATTTTCTTTAGGACGACAAAAAAAACAATTTACATAATGAGAGTTTGGTAATAATGTTGCTGTCTTGCCACAAAAAGGACAAGAAAAAGTCTTTATATGCCCTCGACTCAATTTGATTTTTTTATACTTTAAATAGTCAATAAGCTTTGATAGAATTATTTGTTTATATTGCATATTAAATTCCTTTTGGAGTTATAGGAACTTCATATATTCCTAAAGTTCCTAATTGTTGTTGACGAAAGTATTGATTTAAAAGGTCATCTCGACCTTGTTTTTTCCATCGTTTCAAAAGATTTTTAATACGTTTCCGTTCGGCTACGCTTTTCTTGTTATGCTTATGTCTATGTCCAAATGACCTATTTTTCTTTACGTGTTTCATTCTTTTTCTCCTTGCCATAACTATTCCTCAACTTTCACGAAGCGGCTATCTGCGTCAACAAGATTTCTTTTACCTTTAACTAAATGAAGTCCTGATAAAGTTATTCCTACATCTAAAACTTTTTTCCAACGTGCATAGTTTCGCATTTTGGGATAAATATACGAAATATAACTCTGTCCATTAAGACCTTTGAAACAAACTAAATAGAAAAACCCACCATATTTACTCGGTCTTTTTTGAATTTTTATTATCTCGGCTGTCATTAGACGTTACCTCTTTCGGAGTTATACCTAATTTTTTTGCATTTTCAAGCACTTTTTCTACATTTTTAAGTGCTTCTTCGACCATTTTCTTTTGTTGTAATAATTGTTCTCTGTTTTGTATAATCTTCGCTAATGAAACTTCATTAGCTTTTTCCATAATTATACGAATAGTATGGTCATCTACTTTTTCAAACTTAGGATACTTTGTCATTACTTCCTCCTTATTTTTCGTCCGCATTTATTTGTCATAAGTCCTTTGTTCTCAACCCCTTAGGTCAATTTTATATCCCCAGGTTTCAACTCGCTTTGGAGAACAACCAAAGAAATGCTGTTTGGGAACAGAATAAGTTTTGAATTTCTTGAAAGCATAATTATCTTTCTCAATCCAACATCCATTCTGTTTTATCAATACCTTATCAGCCATCTCTCTTTCTTTTAATTTATGGTAATGACCAAAGTGCATAACATCAAATCCTCCAATATTGAGAGATAAATCTTTGATTTGTTTCTCAATATAAGAATCACTACTTCCTCGCATTGAATCGCCGTGCTCTATAAGATGTCTCCATTTATAAATTTTGTGAATATATCTACGAGTTTGTGGAACAATAACATTCACTCTTTTACTGTCTGCAAACTGTTTTTGAAGCATTTTGTAGAGAAAATATTCAAAATTATTCTCTACTGGCTCTGAATAATGAGTAGGATTTGACCTGCCATGATTTCCTACAACTCCGACTACTGTAATCTTTTCATATAAGTTTAGCAAATTGGTTATAAACTTTGTAAGATAAGTTACAGCGTCAAATACTTGGTCGCCTACTACTTTCTCTATTTCAAATGTTTGCTCTGGGAATATTCTATCATTTGTTACTATATCCCCAAGTAAGAAAATAGTAAGTTCTTTCAAATTGTAGGAATGAGAGAGAATATCGTGTATTTGTTCAATGGAATTTTGTAATATCCCCATTTCCTTTCTAAATATATTCATATTGTATGTAACTGCTTGTTTTCCGCTTTCGCTGTCAAAAACTTTGTTAATCATACCAATATGCAAATCAGAAAGGTCAAGAACAGACATTTCTTCTCTCTTACCTTTACAAGAAGTAGCTTTGGGCTCAACTATCTCAATTTTTTTATAATTCTCATAAAGTCTTTCTCCAAGAATTCGAGCCACTTGAGCTATCTCATCTTTCTTTAGCTTCGTGCCTTTCTTCACTGTCGTTAATTCTTTCACTATATCATCTTTTAGATTATAACGGTTGACAGCGTGGCCCACTTGGTCATAGGTCAATTTTAACTTCTTGGCTATCTCGGCGTAGGTATAGCCCTGGGTCAGATAAGCTTTAATTAAATTTAGTCTATCTCTATTCCATTTCATTGTTATCGCCTCCTCTTTTTTTCAATAACAGCTTTTACAATCCATTTATCTTGTTCATCTTGTATGCCAATTACAAGAGCAGGCATTTTGTTCGCTTCCAATGCCTCTTCCCACAGCTTTTTTAATAATTTCTTCGTAATTCTATATCCTGTCTTTTCCGTAAACTTACATTCAATTACGTAATCTTTACTCTTTAAATCTCCTTTATCAAACCACAATTGTCCTGAATTGATTGTCTTTCTTACTTTTTCTTCAAATTTACGACCTTTATTCTTTGATTTTCTTTTCATTAATTGATTTCCTGATTGAAAATATAAGTAAAATAAGCAAACCAATAATCTCTATTCTTATTTACTCTTAAATTACATTGTTTACATAAAGTTACCAAATTATTTTTATTACAATTTTGTTTATTATAATCAATATGATGAACTTCCAATACTCTTCCATAAACTGAAAGATGTTCTTCTTCTGTCATATAACAATTTTGACATTCAAAATTATCTCTTTCTCTAATTTCATATTTCAATCTTTGTGTAAATTCGGAACTATAAGGTTCATACGATGTTCCGTCTATATAATTACCATTCAAATTTCCTTTTTTAGCACAACTTTTACATCTTCCTTGACCATATATAGCTGTGCCGAAACTAATTACTTTATCACAATCTATACAATAATTTTGATTTATACATTTGCCATGTTTTATAACAGCACAAGAATTGCATCTTTTTGCAGTTGAAGTTATTTCCTTTCCACAATCTATACAGTGATTCTTATGATTTTTACAATATATACCAGATTTATAAGCGTTTGCTTTCTTACCTATTCGATTCATTTTTTGTCTATATTTTTTATCTTTCCATCTAATTTTAACAGAACAAGAAATACATAATCCAGAACCATATAAAGCAGATTTCCAACCGATAACAGTTTTACAATTTTTACAATAATATGTCAAATTACGTTTATTCATAATGATTGTCCTTTTATGCTAAAGTATCAGAATCAATAGCACATTTATTACCTTTTTTATCAATAAATATATGATAATAATGCGTTTCTACGAATATACCTGTGCCATTACAAGTAGGACAAATATCAATAGTATCTTTTTTCTTATTATAAATGGCTCTTAATCCTTCACAAGTCCAACAGATTGAAGTGTTAGCATTTCTTAATATCTCTACTTTATTCTTCTGCATCTTCTTTTTCTTCTTCTGTTAACTTTTTCAAATCTAATTTTCACATATTTCAATTTAAGAATAAAGAAAATAATTATTGCTGAAATAACTGCTAATATATATTCTCCCATTCCACATAAGAAACCTATTACTGATACGGGAAGCAATAAAGAAGCAGTTGTAAGTCCTAAAAGTTTTCCATTCTTCTGTCTTATCAATCCTCCACCAACAAACCCAATTCCTACGAGATAATAAGCAATTGCTCTGATTGCATCAAAAGAATTATTTAATCCCTTATATATGTCCCATTTTAAAGTAGTAATAACTATTAGAGTAGCTCCCAGAGTAATTAAAGAGATAGTTCTAAGCCCTGCCCCTTTATGCTGTTGTTCTCTTTCCCAACCTATAAATAAGCTTAATATAAGGGCTAACCCTATTCTATATAAATAAGTAAATTCTATCATTTTGTTTTCTCCATAAGCTCAGGATTTTCATAAATGTTACCAATTATTTTACAATGTATATCAGACAAAATTAATTTTATTCCCTCACAAGTATGATAATACTCTGTAAAAGGATAAAACCTACCATCTTCAAATTTTACTAATTCTTTATAATTGTGTCTTTTCCACCATACATCCATTTCAACTATATCCCCTTCGTATATCTCTTTACCGTTCTTGTCTTTCAAGCCCGTGTATTGCGAAAATATAAAATCGTCAGCATTGGTCGTTATGCCCTTATTTTCTTCAAAATCTTTTAGTGTTAATTCAACTCCTAACCAACAGTTATCTTTTTTATTCCAAGCCTTAAATTTAATCTCTCTCATTTTTTATCTCCCTATCAACTGTTTAAATTTTGTTATAATTTCATTCCAATTTAAAAGTAATTCTTGAAGCCACCAAATAACAAAAACAAATTCAAATAACATTAAAAAATAGGTAGTTATCTTTGTCCATCTATTCGTAGGAGCACTATCTAAATGTTTGCTAAGCCATCCTTTTCTCCTACGAGATTTATTTTTTTCTCTTCTTTTTCTTTCTATTTTTCTTCGATGTTTTCGAGACATAAATAATACCTTCTTTTTTTAATCTTCTCATAATATCAGCAACTATATAAGGTTCAATATCCAATAATCCATAATGAATATCTTCTTTAATTAAATTTTTGAGACGTTTAATCCCTGATATTTTTATCTTTTTTCTAATTCTAAGTTTAGGATTCTTCATGTAATATCTTCTTTCCCTCTCACTATAAGTATATCATACTTTTAGTAGCACTGACAAGTCAGACAAACTTACTTTTTTTTGTTTAACATTTATCTAACTCTATATATCTTAATGAGTTCCGACAATATTTTTAAGAATTCTATTTTTTGCTGTTTATAATGATATTTAGAATCGCACCAGATACAGCCATTTTTTGTTTCATGTTTTTTATTAGGTAATTCTCTTTTGCAGTATTTACATTCCATTCTATTTCTCCTAATCCCATAAGCTAAAGAAATATTCTTTAAACAACCGCCAACCTCTATTGAATTCCCTAATTTCTGTATCTGTCATACATCTTGCATTATCTTTATATTTTTTATTAATTTTCTTTAAATTTTTTGCCCATTTTTTTCGGTCATCCTCATCTTCTATTAAATATAAATCTCCATTAATTATATTTCGAGCAATATCAAAAGTGTTAGCAATACTATTTAGAGTATCAACCCATTGACCTTCTGTTAAACTGTCTGGATGTCCATTTAGTTGTCTTTTAAGATGTCTTGTTCCTTTTCCTATCACATCTGACAAATAGTAACAAAAATTCCAAGTATCGCAATTAGCATATCCTCTTTTGCCTCGTTGTATGAAACGTCTAATATAAAAAGGAGTTTTAGTAATAGTATTCATTATTCTCCTATATATTCTGCGAATCTTTGTGCGAATTGTATATTTTTTGTCGTATCTTCGTATTTTTCTAAACAAGCTATTTTTATTTCTTGCTTTTCTCATGACTTAATACCTCCAAAAAAGTTTTTCACAATAGCAAGGATTCTGGTAACTAACTCTTTACTACCATTAGTTTCTTTATGAATTTCTTGAATCAAATCTTTCCCTGCTTTTTTCAAAACTTCTTTCATTTCTTTTTTATCAATATGTCCGCTATAATATTCTTTAATATAGTCTATTAGTTTCATCATTATTTCTCCTATAAATTAAAGTTTGTATTAGAAACACAGTGTTACATACAAATGGGAAAATATGTGTCTTTACTAAAATCCAATTTTGTGTCATAAAACTTGCTGTTAAAAAACAACAAAATGATATAAAACAAAGTGAAGGAAAAAACAGAGAAATATCTTGCACAGATTTTATTTTATATGTTTTATATATCTGTGGCAACATTTCTATTGCCCAGAGTGTGCCACTAATCGAAAATAACATCTTAGCTATCATTTTTATGTTCCTTAATTTTCTCTCTAAACCATTCAATATAATTATCAATCGCTTTCTTTACAATATCTTTTCTTTGACGTCCTTTCGTTCTCCTTTAAAATGCAATAAAGGCACAAATATTATACACATTAATGTGGTAATTGAAGCTACAATTACATTTGTTTCATATCCCATTTTATCATAAATCATGCAACCCATCATTCCTCCTAATCGTCCTGCAAAGTTATTAATAGATGTTATTAAAGCATAAAATAATCCCTCTGCCCCTACGGGAACGATTTTTGCCATAAACGCTAATACTGTCAAAAAACAAACTCCATCAAAGGCTCCGAAAGCAATGCTATATCCAAATATAAACCATTTATTTGGAATATATAAATAACATAAATTCGCTAACGCCGAAAATATAATAGTAAAATATAACAATTTTTTCATTGGGAATTTATATGCTTTCCAATAATATATTGCATATCCTATTAATCCTAACACTGTGCCAGTTGCTCCCATATACCCCAAAAACATTTTATCTATCCCCATAGTCTCTCGCATTTTAATCATCAATGCTGTTCCGAATGAAGGACTGAATCTTAAAAACGCTATGAATAATATTCCTATTAGAAATGCTTTGTTTTTCAATTTCTTAAAATTTTCTTTGAGTTGAGTAAAACTTTTGCGTTCTGTTACTTTCTTTTCTTTATATCCTTTTGCGAGATAAAATAAAGTTCCAAGAGGCAATAATAGCCAAATGCTATAAGCTATTTTATAATTGAGTGGCTCTGGAAATGTTTTGGCTATCCACGCACCACCTAAAGAAACAATTAATCCTGCAACTCCTAATGAAATCCATTGTATCGCTTGTATTTTACCTTTGAGATTATGTTTTTGTTCGAGCTTTACCATTTGTGCGTCGTTGGCCACATCATTAAATCCAATGGCTATATTCATAAGAAACATAATTATAATTAAACTAACCAAATTGAAACCAAATATAATAATATATATCCCTGTAAACACTAAAAATAGATAATTTATCCAGAGATAATATTTAGCTCGATAATTAGAAATAGGATAACAATCAATAGCTATACCAAATAAAGGTTTAATATACCATGCAAAAGACGTTATAAACGCTAATCCTCCAAGCATAGTAGCTGATAGTTTCCAGGTTTCACGAGTCAGGTAATAAATTGCCTGTGAAGGCAAAGATGATAATCCTTGATTGGCATAAATTAAAATGAAGAAAAGATACACCAAAAATGGTATTTTAACTTTTCGTTGTTTCATGTTATCTCCAATATATATAAGATTTATAATCTTTTCTTATCACTATAAATCGTAAATAATCCCATTCTAATTGACAAAATTTTCACAGAATATATCTTGCTATTAGATTTTTCATATCTTAATCTCATCAATTAATTTACCAAACGCTTTTCGATATACTGCTCTATCATGTGTTTTGTATTTTTTCAAATTACAGTATACTTTTTGAAAGTATTGAGGATAATGTCGCCGTATATTTTCAATAGCAAATTTTTCTGCTTCATATTCCATTTGTTCAATAGACTTCTTGTTATCATATTCATGTTTAAATTTAATATGCCCAAGTTCATGAAATATCATATTCAAAATTTCTGCTTTAGTCATATCTTTAATCTTTCGTTCATTATATCTCATTAAATATACAGGTTCATGTGTATCGCAATATAAATATAAACATATACAAGCACTATATCCTCCTAATCTATTATCACGTCTTAATTCTATATCTTCTTCTATGTTTGTAAGTAAAGCTAATTCTTTTACTTTTCTTTTAAAAAATCGTATTTTATTCATATTTTAATTTCAAGTTCTTTTTCCAATGACTATATCTTTTCATAATCTCTTCATAAGTTACAGGATAAAAATCCCATACATCTATACCTACGTTAATACAGTTCGTAAATTGAAATCCTTTTCTTATTCTTTCAATTTTCCAGTTTTTATGCACGTGTCCAGTGAAATTAATTTCATAATTTACATCTGCAAATTCGGGCCTATGCACTAAATTAATTCTTTTATTTTCATATTTTATTACAAGACGTTCTATTATCGTTTTGACAGAATTCCTTTTATCATGATTTCCTTTGATATATATTATTTTGCCATTTAATCTTTTTTCCCATTTCAACGCTGAAATTTTCCCGCCTTCTTTTCCACCTTTGAAACAATTATGAACTAAAATTCCTTTAATAAAATAATTGTTGTTTGGTTCAACAGTTAGATTATAATTTTTAAAATATTTGTTATATTTATGTTTAACTTTAATTATTTGTTTAATTTTAGTTCCATTAGATAATATTTTTAAATCTGGATATTTTCTTTTAATTGCAGGTCTAATTTGTAAGAAAAAATTAAAAGTTTCTTTAGTTAATAATTTTATCTCATAAAAAACTTTATAATGTTTGTATTGTTTGCATTTTCTTGTAATAATAGATAAATTAAAATATTTTAATAACAAAACAACAAAATTAAATAATTTTTTATCAGTAGACCCTAATCTAATATACCAATTATGATTTTGATACTGGCAATTACCTTCTGCATCATAAAATCCTGCTAAAAAACCATAATACCATTTTGGTATATTTCGATTGATTTTTTTGAAAGTTAAATCCCGATTTTTCAAAGAATTATATATATCATAGGGTATTCTTAAACGATAATATACAAGTTTTGTTAGTCGTATTTTTAATTTTCTGTTATATAATTTTTGAATATAATTTACTATTCTTTGTAGTCCTTCTTTATCTTTACTATCTATAACTACAGAATACTTATTAAAGTATCCATCTCCATAACTATATCCCAAAATATATCCTATCATATAGTTTTTTTCCTGTTTTTTTAATTTCAATATTCGTGGTAATGAATCTTTCTTTCTAAATAGAACGTCTCCTGATTTTAAATTTTTAGCTTTTACCCACTTTAAAACCTTATTTCTACTAACAGCGAAAGGATGTTCTGAAGTAACTTTAAGCGTAATATTATTTTCTAATATCAGATGATAACGTATTTTACTTTTAGTTCTCCAAACTTTATTTATATTAGAAATCTCTAACTGTTTATTTTTTAAATTAACCGAATATACTTTATCCCCTTTTTTTAAAATGCGAATTTGCTTGCGTCCTTGAGGAGTATCTATATAAGTATCTCCTGATACACAAAAATCTCCAATCATAAAAACTATATCATCTTCTTTTACTCTTTCATTGTGTCTCCTGATTATCTCTTTATTCATATGATGCACGCTTTTGAAAGGTCTATTGCAATATTTTATGATGTTAGCGTGGCCTAAGTGGTAATCTGCCGTAAAAAAGTAACGCAATTTATTTTCTCCTGTTATAGGACTAAAGAACCACTTTAACATTTTTTATCCCCAATAGACCCAATAGATTAAAATAAATTGTAAGAATAATAGAAATAAAAATCCATAATAACTAAATTTTTTCAAAAAGGTTTCAAAATCTGCAACTTTATTTTCTAATAACACTGCCCATAACATGCCACCATCCAAAGAAGGCAGAGGCAATATATTAAATAAAGCTAACCCGAAATTTATTAAACTAATTTGTAAAAGTAAAAGATTTGGTTGTGCTACATATACAAATGTATATATTAAATCTCTTTGATGTGTGAATATCCAAGTCAATATGTTCCAATCTATTCGCATACCTGTCCAAATATTTTCGTAATGAATAAGATATATCACACAAGCAAGTAACAAATTCATTAATACCCCTGATATTAAAATAATGACTTTCTTCCAATAAGGTTGAGACAAAAATCCGTGAGGAGATTTATTATCTTCTCCAGCTAATTTTGTATAACCTCCTAAAGGAATTAAAGCTACTTGCCATTGTATATTTCTCCATTTTTTCTTCCAAATCACTTTTCCAAATCCTATACTAAACACTTCCACTTCTACGCCCAGAAGCAGAGCACTGAGTGTGTGCCCTACTTCATGAATGATAATGGCTAACAGCAATCCCATTAGGAACACGACTATGCTTATCATCATTGAATCCTCATTATAATTCCATTTTTATACAAGAAATCTTTAATAAATTCTAATTTTGTTACATACACGATATGAAACACATATACAGTGTTTTTATAATCCATCGCATTTCGTCCTATATACATTATCCCGACCACAATACCTGCTAATTGTCCTTTGCTATTTATTAAAGCTCCTCCTGACCCTCCACTAAAAGAAGGAGCAGATACAACTATGTATTCTTCTTTAATTCCTTGAAATTTTCTTTTCTTATAACTTGAAACTATACCCTCTGTAATAGCATAATAAATATTACAGGGATGTCCGACCACACGTATTTTTTCACCAATTAAAACAGGTCTCTCAGCTAATTTAATTGTCCCGAAATCTCCTTCAGGTCTTGGCACTTTAATTAATCCCAAATCTACTTTTCTATGTTTTACTGTATTTGTTTTTGAAATATTTTTGATAATAGTTGATTTACTGTTTTTATCTAAAACTTCTATCGCAAGTTGTCCTTTTTGTAATAAAATATGTTTAGCGGTAAGCACATATAAATACTTATCATCTATCTCAACTATTACTCCTGCACCACCTCTTTTACCAACTTTTACAGCAACCATGCCTTGTCTCAATTTGAGAGTTTCCGAAGTAAATAAGGAATCAAACCGTTTTGTATCAAATTTAGATTGTAATGTCTTCTCATCAGTAACAAACACATCTTGAGAATTATTCGGATTTTGCTGACAAATTAAGGCAATTGCTAAAGTAATCAGAGCAAGGTATTTCATTAGATTTTTCATTTGTCATCACCTTTCTTTTTAATTTGCGATTTTCCGCAAAATTTACAAATAAAATCGTTATTACAATTAGGTTCTATGCAGTAATAAGCTTTTAATGTTCTACCATCTATGTAACGAGAATGTAATTTTGGGTCTCTCATTTTATAGTCCTTTTAAAAATTCTTGAATTATACTTAATTTTATAGCATAACCATAATTGGCTATTACAGGAGGATTAAAGAAAATACGAAATTGTGTAACTACTCCAATGATGCGATTTTTGTATATAACACAACCCCCACTACTTCCAAAAAATATTGTATTTGTAATAGTATATCCTTTATCGTCTATATGTGATATTATTCCATCTGTTACAACATCAACAATAGCGTTGGGATTTCCTATTACAGTTACTTCGCTTCCTTCTTTCGGTTCTTCATCACTAATTTCTAAATAAGGCAAATCCCCCACTGCCCAAATTTTAAATAAAGCTAAATCTAATTCTTTATTCTTTTTTAATAATTGTAATGGATGCGTATCTCCATTATCTAATTTAGCGTTAATTATATTATTATTCTCTTTTATTAAATGAGCACAAGTCAAAATATAACTTTTTTTATCTATTTTGATATGTGTCCCCGACCCACAACGTTTTATAGTTACATTTTCTATTAATACATTTGCTTTTTTCAATTTTTCAATTTCGGGTATATCTACGGTTTTAATTTCTTTTCTCAAACATTGAATTTCTTGAAGTAATATTTCCTCTTTTAGATTTATTTGTTGTTGAAATATTGCAAGGGTTTCAAGCAAATTATAAATAGCTATCAAGTTGAAAACTAATAATACAATCAATAATGGTTTAAAACTTGCTTTTAGTATTCTTATTAGTGTTCCCATTACTATCTCCTCTCAAATAAACTTCTCTCAATCTACGTTCTAATTCTTTATCTTCTTCGTAATAAATATCTTTCCCTTGTCCGTAATAAATTTTTTCATCTTTGTTGGCCCAACTACTTCTAAAACAGTTTTGTATCAATTGACAAAATCTTAAATTAGGATTTCTTACCCAAACCTTAAACAATAGTGTCATTATCCTAAAAATATGAGTTTTATTTCTTATCATTTTATTTCTCCTTATCGCCAGCAATCATATCAGTTATACCTTTTTTAATACATTCTTGAGGATATAACCATAGTTCTCCATGAATAGCTTTTTGGATTTCTTTTTCTGATAGGTTTGTATATTTTCGAATAAAATCAAACAATTTTTTCTGTTCTCTTTTATAAAATTCTGCTCTATCTTCTATTTTTGTTGCATAGTCTATAATACCTGCTTGCATATCGTGAAACATTATCACTGAATGTTCCGTTATTACTCTCTTATCCCCTGCTATTGCAACTAATCCTGCCATTGAACAAGCGTTTCCTACTATAAACGTGATGACAGGAACATTAACTCCTTTCATACAATCAATTATCGCAAATCCATCATCTACACAACCGCCAGACGAATTAATGTATAGCACAATAGGTTCTGAGCTAATTCTGGCAAGAGCTATCATTCGTTGAGTTACATTGTATGCCATTTTTTCATCTATCGCACCAAATAAAAATAACTGACGATTTTTGAGCAATATCTGTTCTATATCTATCTTTTGTTCTTTTCCTCTGTGAGCAGGGTTCTTTTTATGTTTTATTTTCTTCGACATATTTACACCTTCTTTCAAATTATCTGAATAATTTGTCATATAATTTATCATAAATCACTAAAATCATATCGGCAAGTGTGTCTGCGTCTTGCACTTGACCTGTCATAACTTGCACAGCTTCACAGACGGAAGAAAGTGTTGCTAATTTGTTTCTTCTTTCTGCTTCATCTGGGAGTAAGCTTCCATAAGGTGCACCTGCACCATAATTAGGTTTCCCACTGCTGTCAGTTTTTCCGCTTTTCTGATTGCAAGTGTAACATTTATCATACTTTGTATTCTTTATTTCAGCTCCACATTCACAATATTTCTTTCTGTTTTCTGTTTTAGAAGATTTCTTTGTAGTGCCAGAACCTTTTTTCAAAATACGATTTATGAAGTATTCACCATTCTTTTCTTCATAATCGTAATCACACTCTTCATTCTCTGTAAAGTTCTTTTTAGCATAATCATGAACTTTTTTTGTAGTTTTTGCCCAAACTTCTTCACCTTCATCAAGAACCATCTTAATTAGATAGCTCCCATTCTTATAAAAGGCTACCTTGAATTTCATTGTTTTTCCTCCTTATTTTTTCGGATTTTCTGGAGCTTTCTTCTTTGTGGGATTTAATACTCCCACAAAACTATCTTGCCTAAATTGCCAACGATATTCTTTTTTCTTACCAAGTTTCATCTTTTTAAAAGCGTGTTCAAGAGTATTTTGTTGTTTTTGAGTATTATTCTGTATTTTTTCTCGAATAGTTTGCTGTTGTTTCTGCATGTCAACTATTCTTACAGAAATGCTTAACATTTGATTTAGAAGCTGTTGTTTTTCTCTGTTTATTTTCTCTAAATCATCGAGATAACGTTGAGATAATTTTTCTGTGATTACTCTTTTCTTGCTATCTGGCATAATCTGATTTTTAACTTCTTCTGGAATATTTCCATCTTTTCTAACTTCTGTCATTATTATTTCCCTCCTTTTATATCTCGTTTTTTGTGTCTTTTAATAATATTTCCATCTTTTAATACAACCCACACTGTTTTAGCATTTTCTTTGACTATTAATGCCTTCGTAAGTTTTCTTTTACCTTTACGATTGATATAAATTTTTATATGTTCAAGTTTGCTCTTATCCACTATTGTCTTCCACCTCTTGATTTACGGCGATGTCTCATTAATCTTCGTCTTTTTTTGAAACGATGCCTTTTATTTTTCCTCGAATGTTTATTTCTTGACCCAACGTTTCCTTTCATATTATTTCTCCTTTATAAGCTCAGGATTTTCATTTTGGGCATTTTATTTTTTGCATTTCTTTCTTCTTTTCTTTGGTTTATAATTTATGGAATCTTCATAGTTCACAATATCCTTTTTATTATTATAAAGAGTAGCTATTTTATTTCGCATAGTAGAATATGGAATTGCATTGTCATTTATATATTCTTTTTCAGTCAAATTATCGTAAATATCTTTAATTCTATTTTCTACAAATTCTGGAAGTGTCAGCAAAGAAACTATTTGTTCTCTCTTTTCATAGTCCTCTTTGCTTAATATGGGATTAGTTAAATTATCAGCCGTTTCTTTCTCTATTTTTTGAGCTAATACTTTCAAAGGTTCTTTCACATGTTTATATCCGCCTTTTTTGCCTTTATATTTTTTTAGTGGAGAAAAGATTTTCACATTATCATAAATACTCAGTTGCTCAACATCGGCATCAAACGTTACCAATATTACTTCTTTATCTTTATAATAGCGACAAGCAACTGCCATAAGGTCATCTGCCTCGAAAGACCATTCCTTTACTACATGCCAATCAGTTCCAATTTGAATTTTCTTTTCTAATTCGTTAAATCGTTTGAACATATCTTCCCAATTTATGTCTGTTTGTCGTTCTCTGGCTTCTTTTCTATCAGCTTTATATTGTTTATCTACATCTTTTCTCCAACTTCTTCCATAATCACATGCTACAATAATAGTATCCATTGGTTCTACACCGATTTTTTTCAAACAAGAAGTCATCATATTTAAACACGTGTATTCTGGAGGAATTTGTTTATTATTTCTCCAAGAATAAATACTTCTAAACATAAATATCCCATAATCCAGTATTATAACTTTATCTTTTCTTTTTTCCACGATTTCGCTCCGTCAATTTCTTTTTATGTCTTAAATCCATAGCTTTTTTATGTTTTATTTCACTTGGCTTAATATAATATCGTTTTTGTTTCAAAACTTGAAATACCCCTTCTTTTGCAAGCTTTCTTTTTAAAATTTTCAAAGCTTTTCCTAATTCTCTATCTTGTTGTTCTCTATTATTTATCTGTCTCACTTTCACTATCATTTTCCTTTTCCCTCATCAATCGTTTCATTAATTCATTGAAATTTTTAGTTGATATTGTAGAAGAAGAATTATCAGATAATGTGCTAAATATTGAAGCCATCCCTAATCCTAAATAAAAATTAGATAATCCGACACTTGTTATATAAGAAGATAAAAGTTTTTTGTGGTCATCATCAGGCAATTTTTCTATCATTTTACTGGCATTTTGTAAGTATTTAGTTGCTTTTGTTATTTCTTCGGCTATTGCTTCTAATTCATTTTTATTCATAATATTCTTCTCCTTGTGGAAATTGTAAATAATAACAACTTACATGATATTTTTCTGTAATATTATCACAATTATAATTTCTGCGTGTGATATAAGTATCATATAAGTAAATATTTTCTAAACAATATTGACAATATCCTATGATAATTCTTTCTGAATTATTTTCTGTCTGTTGCATTGTAAATATCTTGGTCTGTTCCTTTCTGTTCTGTTGGAATATCGTTTTCCCAAATATAATAGCACAAAGCAAATATTTCAAATAATTGACTTTCCTTTATCTCTTGAAATTCAGTTTTCCCGAAATAATATAACATATCATAAATTTTATCTAATGCTATTTCTAAACTCAAATCTAAATCATTAAAATCTCCTATAAAATCAAAGACTCTATTACTAAATGTTTGAAAATATTTGGATTTAATATCTACAGTTGTATTTATAATTCCTTTTGAGCCTTTTCTATCTAAATGAAACCCTCTTTTTAGCCATAAAATAAAAGAATAACACGCTATTTTTAAAAGGTCTCTTTCTCTTGCTTTATTGCGGTATCTAAAGATATATTTTGCTAATGTCCCAAACAACCAATTTTTTCCAAAATTCTCAAATAAAACGTCTGTGCTTTCTTTTTGGTTAGAATGAGCATATTTCTGTCCACCATAACGAAATTGACCTTTAATTTCATCGAACCATTTAATATGATGTTTCAAATTCATTATTGCCTCCCAGTTTCTTCTCCTTCTTTTTTTATCTTATACATCTTTTCAACTTCTCTTTTTAATTTTTTAAGTTCTTTTTTTCTTAATCTAAAAAGATACTCCAAAACTTTCTTACATTCTGTGCATATCTCAAAAAGCTGGCATTTACCATATCTATAAGTATTACTAATTAATATTTCAGCGGTTTCGTGAAAATCTGTTACTTTTTTCTTTATTCTTCCACTTTCATTAACAGGATTAATTCCCATTATATATTTTTTATCTCCTTCGCTAATAACTTGTTTACAAATATCACATATCGTGATTTGTCCCATTATTTCTCTTCCTTTTTTATTTCTTCCTTTTCTTCTTTTTTCGTGTCAATTAAATCTACAATACTTTTCTTAATTTGATTTAATTTACGGCGATAAATTTTTTCTTCAATTAATCTGCCAATAGCTTTGAGTAATTGAATTATTTGAGTTCTAAAACTTTGATTTGTTATTTCGTATTTCACATTTAAAAATTCTATCAATTTATTTTCACTTTCAAATAGTTTTCCTCCAGAAGATATGACTAAATATAATGCCCACTTTGATAATTTGCTTTTGGCATCTTTCCATATTAAATAAATAGGTTTGCGTTGTCTCCACGCTTCGCTCATTTCGTGAATTGTGCCTGTGGTAGGAATATCAGGGAAAAGATGGACAATAAGAAAATCGCTTTTATGAACCATTCGTATGTCTTTATAAACAACTTTTTCAAATTTGTTAGTAAATAATTCATAATTACCTGATTGAATCCAACCATTAAATTTCTCTTGAGCTTCTATAACCGTCATATCAGTAACTAAAGGCTCGGTGCGACATGGGTCTTGAACATAAATTCCTATTTTATCTAAAGAGGGAGTTATATTATTTCTCCACCCTTGTCCGCCTTCCTTTTTATCCATTTCAATAGGGCCCGCCAAATAAACATAAAATATTTTTATTTTAAGAAATCGTAAAATATTAGCAAACATTATTCCACATCTCCATTACTTTGAATTTTTGTATCTTCATATTTGGCTATTTCATCATCATAACTATTCATTATATCTTTCAATAACCAAACTTCTATATTCTTTCGTCTTTTCAGTTCTTTAAAACAACGAATTAAACATCCAGTCATATCATTATATTTTTGATAGTTTGGTTTCGTTCCTAAAAAATTATCAACAAAAAATTTAATGGTATTATATGCTATTTTTTCAGACACTTCAAAAAAATTATGTTTAACATAATAAAATATTTGATAATTCAATTCTCCTGCTGTAAGTGCAGATTCTCCATTTCTTAATTTCTCTCTTCTATCATTCTCGTTTGAAATATAAGGCATTTTTATTTTCTCCTTTATTTTAACTTTATAATTTTTCTTTTTAGATTTAAAAATTTATTAACTTTCTTAGAAGACCTATCATAATAACAATTATTAGAAGTAGCTAAAAAATAGGGATTAATATAAAATATTTCCTTAATTCCTGCCCATGCGATTGCTGTTAAACACATTGGACAAGGTTCTCCTGAACAATACAATTTTGCCCCTTTTAATGTTTCTTTTTTTTCTTTTTTACAAGCTAATCGAATAACTTGAATTTCTGCGTGTGCTGTTGGGTCATTCGTAGTAATAACTTCATTAACTGCATAATAAAAATTATTTCTATATTTTATACAAGCAGAAAAGGGATAACCTTTTTTGTTATTTTGAGCTAATTGTATTAATTGTTTTTTAATTTTTTTTCTCATTTTTATTTAAAAATTGAATGTCCATAAAAACATAGAAAATTAAACCATGCTAAAGTTAAATTCATTAAACCAAATTGCCAATGTTTTAGAAATAAGTGAGCTATTCCTGCAATAATAAATATTATAACTGTTAAGGGCTGGCAATAGATTAAAATAAGTTTTATCATTATTCTCCCTCATTTCCATTATGATACAAATCTTCATACAATTCATATACTTTATCTAAAACTTCCTTTGCCTCTTTTAACATATTGTTTATTCTGACATCATGTTGTGTAGTAAGCAAATCTACTTGTTTATGATAATTTTCTCTTTCATCTGCTAAATGTTGCATAAGAGCTTTGAGCGTATGAATGGCTTTTGAAAATAATTCAACATCTTTTTTTCTCATTTTATCTCCTGAATAAGTTAATTATATATTCAATAAATTTTGTTGTTGCTGATACTATTCCAGCAACTATTCCTGTTATAAACAAAGCTACTACAAATAAAAACGGTAGAAATACGCAAATTATAATTCCTATTAAAATCAGAATAATTAATAATTTTAATAACATTTCTATCATTTTTTGGTCTTTTTCTCTCCTAAAACATTACATACAGTTTCAGATATTTGACAAAATAATTCTACATACTCTTCCCAATTCATAGTATATTCAAATATCTTCTCGCCAGTATCTCTAACTGCTTGAAGAATATATTTTTTACCTTTCTTGATTAGGTTAAGCATTATTTCTTTCTCCTATTTAATTCTTTCAAATTTAAAACTTTTAATCCCATCTCTCTTATATTGCCTGTGAGTAAATCTAAATCGTAATCCGTTTGTCCCAATAATTTAATTTTTCGTTTCTTCAAAATTTCCTCAAATTCCTGTTGCATACTATCTCCTGTTTTCTTTCCTCTTTTTTGAGCAAGTTCTACTATCTCTGCGTAAGTATCAATATCTGTCATCCAAACTAATTGTTCTTTATTCTTTTTCATCTCTCGCTAATCCTTTTCTTTTATGACGTAATATTCCTTCCATAATTGCTTGATATAAAAATGTTTTAATGCGATTTTTTGTAGCTGTCTTAACTCCAAAATAATTCTTAACCGTTTCTTTTAAATCGTTATTATAAGCTATTGTGATTTTTGCTCCGCCCTCTTTTGTTTCTATAATTTTTAAGATTTCAATTAATGCTCCCATTTTAGGTCTCCCACTTTTTTTCTATATTAGATTGTTTGATATTTATGATTTTTAAAAAAGAATCCACAGTTTTAAACTTATCGCAAAAATAAGTTTTCTGTGGATTTTGTTTTTTCTTTTTTAGAGACGCTTTAAAAAGACTTTGATACAATCTTTTCAATTTTCTCTCTTTATTTTTAACTGTTCTTCTACTTCTTCCCTTACTTGTAAATCTTTTATTATCCATTTTATCTCCCTTACTCTACTATAAGTATATCATACAGACATAGGCACTGTCAAGTAAGACACGAGAAAATAACTAACTTTTTGCTTATTAACACCTTATTTAGCATATAATTGACCATATTACTAACTATTATCATTATTTTTTATTCTGTATTTTTCATTATATTTTTTCATATAATGTTTTCGTTTAATAGCTCTCTCTTCTAAAATTTGTATGTTCATCAGTTTTTACCCTCACAATTGGATACTTAATATTATCACTATAAATTAAAGAGCATTAGTATTATGAGTAGTTATTTATAACTACGAATAATACTAAATAATTTTTTTATACTTAATATATTTTTATTAAGTATATTAAGTATAAATAGAAATATATATAGAAAGTATATGAAGAAAGTATAGTAGTTATTTGTTTTCTTCTTTAATGGCTTTTACTACTTTATCTACTAAGTCAAGCGGAATAGCAATTCCTTTTTTTGTCGGTTTATAATCTCCTTCTTCTGTTTCATAATAAAAACGAATATCAAGAAATTTG